ATATAATAGATATCCAAAAGCAACACAAATAAGAGACTTATTATTCCAAAGAGATAAAGAAACAAAAAAAACATTAAAGAAAGTTATTGGATTAATAAGGGAAAATATCCCCTCAGAGGACACAGATGATAAAACCCACAAGTTCTTATGGGGGATAAAAGATATCGAGAATAAAGTCATATTGTGGGGTGTAAAAGTGTATGTAAGCGGCAGTATGCATCTATCAGCAAAGGGATTCGCTTTCTTAAGAGCGATTATTCAAAATCATGCTAAAGATAGAAAAGCATTAGAACGAGCCGAGTTAAAAAAATTAGGTAAAACACCTAAATTACTTAAAATAAAAAGGAAGGAATTAGGTTATGATTAATGAAGCAATGTTTCCAGTTAAAGAAGTACCAGCTGTCGGACAGTTGTTTGGTGAAGGATTAAAAGAAAAAACTGGATATAAATTCATAGTAAGAGAAGATACTGGTGATGTTCTAAGTTGTATGACTGATGAATATAAACTAGTAACAAATGAGGAGCTACATTTAGCTGCCGATGAAACTTTAAGAAAGTGTGGAGCAATAGAGAGGGAAGTAAAAGTGTTAGGAGGTGGTAAACGTACTATTATGAGGTATGTAATACCAAATGTTAAAGTAAAAATTTCAGGTAATGACATCGTCAATCCTGAGATTATGTTTAAGAATAGCTATGATGGTTCATGGGAGATTGGTATCCAAGCAGGAGCATATCGTTTGGTATGTGCTAATGGCATGGTTATCGGAGTTGTTCTATCAAAAAAATCAAATAAACATTCAGTATACAATCCTAGAATATCAGAGTTACCTGAATTAATTGCAGAGACTATTGAAACAACTGCAAACGTATTCAAAGATGATTTTGCATTAATGCTCGATACTAAGGTAGATAAAGACCATGTACAGAGCTTAATTGAGATGGTGCCGACTAATGTCATGGAACCGTTTGTTCAATACTTAATGGGTCATAAGCCTAGTAATTATTGGGATTTAATAAACGCTGCTACATGGGTTAATACTCACCATATGAATAGAAATCATAATTCTACTCATACATTTGAATCTCGTATATTTCCAACCATAAGTAAGTGGACTAATGAAAAAGCGAGAGCTTAAACCTAAAAAGAACCCTAGTTCTGTTTACGATTGGAAAAATAGAAAAACCAGTTGGCCGTTCAAAGGAGATGTTGATGACCCTGAATATTTAAAAGCAAGGTCTAAACTTTTTCAAGAGAGCGGCAATGGCTGGTGGTGGGGTCAAAAGAAACCAGAGGAGGAATAATGAACATAGATTGCCCTGTCATAATACCTTATTATGGAGGTAAATACTATCTAAGTCAGAAGCTAGTTCCCATGATTCCAGCCCACGATAAATACATAGAAATGTTTGCTGGGGGTCTCTCAATGTTCTTTAGGAAAAAGAAAGTAGGGTGGAATGTAGTTAACGATTTAGATAAAAATGTAGTAAACTTATACACTGTTTTAGCTGAAAAATTTGATGAGTTTGTTCATCATATAGGCTGGTATGTTAAGAGCAGGAGTTTACATGAAATACTTAAAGAGTACATTAAAAGCACAAAAGTTGAAGTCATACCAGACGCTAAAAGAGCAGCTAGATATTACTATTTAATTCGTTGTTCATTTAATAATAATCCTCAAGGGACATTTAGTAAAAATTCAGCTGACTGGAATACCGATAACTTAATTGAAGATTTAAAGTATTCAAGAAAATATCTCAATGATGTTTTGATTGAAAATTTAGATTTTAGAGTCTTAGTGGATAGGTATCCTCCTGGTGAAGGAGATTTTTGGTACTTAGACCCACCTTACATTGTGGCAGGAACTAGAAATGATTACTACATACACTCTCTTGTTGAACAAGACCATATTGACTTGCGTAACATTTGCAAAGTTATAGATGATAGTGGTGGTAATTTTATGGTAAGCTATGATGATAAACCTGAAGTCCATGAACTCTATAAAGATTATGAAATAGAGGCTATCCCAGTAAAATACGCTGGTCAAACACAGAAAAGAGAATATAAAAACGAATTAGTAATAACTAATTATGAAAAAGTAGCTTATCAAGAAACCTTATTCAATGGAGGATAATATGAAAACAGATATCAAACTTCCCCCATGGGATGGTGAGGCAGAAGAATGTGTACTTGGTGCTATACTATTAGGAGGATGGGATACATATGATACAGTTTCAGCAATCATACAAGATGATGAAGCTTTCTATGACCATTTGACTAAACATACTTGGAGAGCTATGGGAAGACTTAGAAGAGCTGAGCAAGTAATAGAACCTTTGTCACTGTTAAACGAAACCAAAAAGAAGAATAATGCTGTTACTGCATATTGGATGACTGGACTTCCCGATAAGGTTGTTGGAGCTTCAATGGCAAAACAGCATGCTAAGATGGTTTGGGAAAAATTCGTTCAACGACAAGTTGGGAAGACCGCTTACAAACTATATAACGCAAGTTTCTCTAGCATAGACACTACTCGTGCTATCTTAGAAGAACATGGCAGGTATGTAGATGACTTAAGGGCTCTCCTGCCTTCCAGGAATGGGGATATAGGTACGATAATTAAAGAGACAGTAGATAAGATTATTAAGGGTAACGCTATGATACCCTTTAATTTTAAACCATTAGATGAATTTTCAGGCGGAATGACGCGAGGTGAAATAACCGTACTAGGCGGCAGACCAGGGCATGGCAAAACTACATTAGTAGTTAACCTTATTAGAAAATTAGTTGAAGATGGTAAGCGAGTGTTGCTATTCAATCGTGAAATGAGCAATACTGAAATGATGAGAAAAGTAATAGTAATGGAATCTAAAGACATAACATATAACGATGTAAGGCAAAATGAGATTCCTAAAAAAGTAGAAGAAAAATTGTTAAACGGAGTTTCATCCACCGTGAGTGATAAATATGCCAATTTATTAATGTATGAAGATATACGTTCATTGGAAGAATCCCTCGGTGAGATTACTAAGTTTAAACCAGATGTGATTATAGATGATTACATTCAGTTGATTTCAGTCGGGAGTGCTTCTTTAGAACGAAGATTCCAGTTGGAAAAGATTATGAATGATTATAAATGGATTTGTAAAAAGGAAAACTGTTCTGCTATCCTAGTAAGTCAGTTAAACAGAGAGATAGAAAGAAGGTTCGACCCAAAGCCTAAGCTTAGTGATTTTGCTGAAAGTGGAGTTATAGAACAGTGTGCTGAATCCGCGCTGTTCGTATACTATCCCTATCAGTATGATGATGAAAAATTCAGTCCATATTCTATCAGCGTAATAGCTGCTAAATCTAGATATGGATTAACTGGAGAAAGCACTTTAGGTTTTAACGGGAATAAGTGTAGATTCTATAATACAGAATCGAAAGCTTTACTTGAATCTAAGAAGTGATAATAAGCAAACACATCAGTTGCCGAGGTTGTAATTATCAACAACACGGTGACTGTTTGTGGTTTGCAAGACCTAAAAGTATACCTCATGAAGTATTCTCGAAAGGATGTAAGCATAGAGTGTCTAAAGTTGAATCAATACCTCATCACCCAGCTGTAGAAAGGATTGTAGACCTATTCCACGGCGAACTGATATAGCATACATAGGAATAGACCCTGGTTATAACGGTGGTATATCAGTTGTGTGGCCAGATAGAACTATTGATGCTTATAGATTCCCAGCTAAACTATACAAACTTCCTAAAATATTACTGTCTATTAAAAGCCATTGTCATGTAGGGGGATTTAAAGAATGTTGGATGATAGAAGATGTTCATGCATTAAGGGGTTCATCAGCTAAGGGAACTTTTACTTTTGGTAGAAATTTAGGTGTTTGGGAAGGTATCATGTCAACACTAAATATAAAGTGGATAAAGATTAGTCCTAAAGAGTGGCAAAAAGAATATAAATTAACAGTTCAAGGTAAAGAAAGAAAAAATAAATTAAAAATATTCGCTCAAAGATATGTTAATAATTCTAAGAGTACGTTCAACGTTACATTTGCAACTGCAGATGCTATTTTAATTGCTAAATATTACAAAAGAAAGGGCTTTAGCTATGAAAAACTTTAAATTAGGAAATAAATACACAGGGATTCATCTTACAAACAATATATTTTCAATAGGATTTTTCCCATTTGTATTATCATTCGCAGCTACACCTAGGTCAATAAGGATAAGTATAACATTTTTTAGTATTTGTCTTGATGTAGGAGTGTCAAGAACATTTAAATTTGAATGATTATCTCCATTCAACAACGAGGGCGATACTTTGGCTCGCTGCAATACAAGGTTCGAATCCTTAACCTTAACCGATGACGGTAAATCGGGGTATTGCCCTTAATATTCTATTAAATTTTCATATTCAGTTCTAGATTTTTGTTTTTGTATAATATTAGATAGATTCTTCATTTTAGTCTTATTACCAGCTCTTGGGTCGTACATCTTATTCCCTTTAACTGGAGCACCAACCATTGACCTAAAGCCTTTATTAATCTTTTTAGTTGTTTCAGAAGGATATGCTTTAAATAAATGTCTTACCATATCATATCCTCTTCCCTCTACTATAGATGGTATTATCTTAGACTGTAATTGACCTGCCATTGTATTAATCTTATACCACCTAGATTCTGCCTCTTTATCTTTTGTCATTCTAGAATAATCAAGGTTGCCAAAGCTTATTTTATATAAGTCTGATTTTTCTCCATTTAATAACCCTGAAGCTTCAAAAGCATATCTAATGTCATCAGGCAATGGCCCGAGGAACTCACCTACAATTCCTCTTGTTATTTTGTCAGCGTCATCTCTATCAACTATAGTTTCATGCAACCCTTTTATTTTTTCAATAGTATCATTTTCATAAATATTATATGCATTAACATTAAATATTCCACTTAACAATCCAACCATAGCATATATAGCACCATATCTATAGTGATACATCATCTCAGGAGATGTCCAATCCCCGACCATAACAGATTCTTTCGCACCCCTTATCATTTTAGCTTGTGTAGATATTAATGAGTGAGGGTAGTGCATTAACATATTAAACCAAGAAGACACAGCTCCAGCTGCAACTTTTCCAGAATATATTGGATTACCAGCTGAATCTAATTCGCCAGGGACTCCTCTAATAAATTTTGATTTAGCATGTGGAGCATATTCATAAGCCCAACTATTAACTGCTTTAAGAGCAAAATTCTTAGCATCTTGCTCAACCATCTTAGGTGCTCTATTAGAACCAAATTGTCTTTCAAGACCCTTCATATAGTTACCATTATTAATCATAGTATCGTAATAGAGAGCCATAGACCTTCTGAACATATATCCTCTTTGCATATTTTCAGTAATTCTATGAAATACTAGAGACTTGTCAACAGTCCAATTCATTCCCTGCTTTAAAGCCTTGCCAACCCCAGACCCATCTTTATATTCAAAAGAGCCAGTGGCTTCATTAAACTTAATATCTTGAACCTTTACTCCCTCAGATGGCAATAAACCTTGAGTGATTAATTCCCTAGCTCCCTCAGCCTCGTTAAAAGCGAAACCAGTTTCTTTTTCAGCCCTATCTACCATATCAGATAATTCTTTGCTTTGTAATGATTCCTTTGCACTTTTCATTGCCTTATGTCCAAAATAAGAATAATAGAACCCAGCGGATGCCAAGTTTCTAACAGAACCAGTAAACCCTAAACCCATAGTCCTAATAGCTGTTGTCGCCCCTATAGTATATGTTAAATCGTTTATCCATTTAGGTCTATCTGCATATCCTCTTGTAGACACAGTGTAAATATCTTCTAAATAATCAGACATGCTCTGAGTATAATCACCAGTTATTTTTTTATTTTTTGGAAGTTTTCTTAAAAATTTTGTATAACTTGATTTAAGTCTTTGTTGTTTATTAAATGTAATAACATCAAATCCATAAGTTCTCATCACTGCCAAAGGGTCTTGCTGATAATATAAATCTATATTTTCTAATCTTTTTTTAGAATGCTTATGTTGACCGAAGTCTTCAATTAAAGGCAATAAATCATTTATTTCCTTTTCACCAATTCTAGATTTCTTCGCATCATACTCAGTTATATTTCTTGCATATATAGAATCAACCTTTTTTCTTAGTGAGGCTAAATCTTCTATTATATATTGTGGATAATATGCATCATTGTCTCGTATTGCCTTCTGAGCGTACTGTATTTTCTCAACCTGATTCTTCAGTCTATTATTAACCGTATAAGCTATATCCTTTCTACTGGAAATTCCATTTGAGAGTAATATATTATCTATCAATGTATCTAAACTATTATCAAGAACCTGTCCCATCTCTTTAAAATATTCTTTAGAAACTTTAGCGGCTTTTACAACTCCATTATGATAATTAGCAGCTTTCTTTGTAAATGAACCATCAGAGTTAGAGGTTTGTATTAAATCTCTAAATTGACTAATAATAAGACCGTCATCTGATTCCATCAATTGCTTAATCTTAGCCTCCAAAGAAGCTCTTTTGCCTTCTGTGGGAGCTGTAGACATATCTTGTTCTAACCTTGCTATGTCACTAGAAACCTTTATCATATTACTGCCAAATATACCAGCCTTAGCTATGTCTTTATAAGCACCCACCAAAGCAGAAGCGACAACCCTACCCCTATTTTTTACTTTTGCTATTTGATTTCTTTCATACGCAACTGCTCTATCTATATTTTCATAAAACTCAAGAGCTAGTGGGTCTCTTGAAACTATATCTTGAGGTACTCCAATAATATTTTCAAATGGATTAACAAATCCTTTCTTTCTTAACCTTACTTCATATTGGTCGATTTCCCTCGACAGTCTAGCAACTTCATGTTCTGATAATATAAAATCTGGATGAAATCTCTTCATTGGATTAATTCTTGCTCTTAATATTTTATCTATCATCCTAAAAGAACCTCCAAAATCATGGCTATTTGAGGATACCTCCATTGGCCCGTGAAACTCCTGTATAGCTTTACTACTATTCCACTTATTTTGAATTTTAGTTATATTGTCAAAATGCTTCTCATGATTTTTTTCCCCAAAGCTTTTCTCTCCAGGTGTCCCAATATGATTACATCCATTAATTAACGCCATAATATTTCCTTATTTACACCACGGTTTCTCAATAGTCCCTCTTTTCAAAAATCTTATAAAACCCCTGGCTCCCTCTGCGTTTTGGTACTCCACCCTGCTGGTTGGTACTATCATCCCTTGATTGTCAAAGAATTTTCTAATCATTGGGTCAGTATAACCAACTAATGTTCCAGCCATATTAGCATCTTCAGTACTTAAAGCATTATATTCTGTGGAAAATCCCTTGTTATATAACTTTCTATCCATTTCAAACTCAGCGCCTTCGCCTCTACTGGAAGCATTCCACTCTTCAACTATTCTACCAGTTAATCCTTTATCTCCTTCACTAACATATCCCATCCCATTGTTATCCATCCACTCAAATAGTTCTGTGAATAACCTTCTATTTATTTTAAAGGTAGGAAAATCAATTCGTTTGCCACCTTCTACATTCACAGTGGTAAATCCCTCAACGCTTCTTGGTGTTATTAAATATTTTACAACTTGCTCTACCATATCCTGGTCAAAGTCCTTGCCGTCAAAAGCCCACTCTCTCATATGAGCATCTATAAGTCTCTGAGATTTTGTTTTAGCTCTTGTATAAATTTCCTTTCTTCTAGCCCTATTCTGGTTTACCAACTGATTGGCTTGGAAACCTTCTGCGTTTAATCCACCTATCAACATTTCAGATTTATCTATAAAATCTATTTCTGAGAAAGACTGGTTCTTATTACCCCTTACAATATCTCTAGCAGTCACATGGGCAGTAATCGCCATAAGTCCAAAGCTATGTCTTAAATCAGAATGTGTCATATCAGTAGGCATCAAAGGATTTCTTAACTCTATATAAGAGTATCCGTCATCTTTTTGATAATAACTCCATTTTGGCTTTATATTCCCAACAAATTGAAGTTTTTGTGAATCCATATCAGCTAGTCTATCAGCTGTCCCTCTATACTTCCAAACATAAAGATTATATTTATCATTATTTGTCCTTACAGCAGTGCCATTCCCACTCTTAATAGACTTTCTATGCTTGTATGCATTAGGGTCTGTAACTATACTATCCCATGCCTTATCTTTAATGTAGTTTAAAGCCTTTTGTGTCGAGCCAATTCTTCTCTCTAAAGCAAGTAATTTTTCTGAGTTAGGAGCGTATCTTTCACCTTGATACCATCTGTCAAGAGACTTTAAAGCTTGTAATTCAGAGTTTAGAGCAGCTGCAACAGCTCCTCTTTTCTGAGCCTTCGAAACAGATACATCAATTCTACTATCTAAAACAGATTCAAATTCAAGCATCGTATCCAAGTCGCCATTAGTTATACGTTCAACAATAGATGTTGTTGATAGATGACCATTTATCAAGGCCAAAGTTTCTATACTAGAGACCATTCTATCTGCGAAATCACCAACCTGCCTTCTCCATTCTCTAGGAACATTCCCCCAAACCTCATCTCTTGGGTTTAAGAAGCTTTTATTATTTAGTCTTCTTAGAATATAACCAGCTTGACCTAAATCTATTCTATCCGCCTGTACAGTCGTAGAATTTTGTTTTGTATAATTAAAATTAATTATTGGGTCTACATTAAAATTCTTTGGAAGACCTTCTCTAAATAATTCTCCTAAATTTTGTAATATTTTCTGCTTGTCTTTGCCTGTTTTGTTTAATACCTCTTTCAATCCAGGTAGTTGACCTTTACCAAAAAAGAGATGAATTGTATCAAGAGCTAAATCTTTATTACCCTTACCGCCATTTGCTGCTAATGCTTTTTTAAAAACCCTATCAAATAAAACTCTATTCATTTCCCTAGAGTCGCCAAACAAACTTTGCAAATCACCATAAGCTTTCCTCATCTCTTTGTCAGTTGGCTGTCTACTACCACCCTCATCATAAACATCATTAAATAACTTTGAACCTTCCCTAACCATCTTCAGAGCTTCCTTAATAACCTCTCTTGATGCTAACCCCCAATGAGCAGCAGGAGTATCTCCACCTTTACTCCAAAACAAACTATTATCTTTACCAACCAAGTAATGACTTAACTCAACATCGGTAGGTCTATCACCAAACAACATAGCATTTAAAAGAGCCTCTCTACCCTCTTTTGCTATAGCATTTGTACCTTTATTAACATCCACAGAGCTTTGATTAAATATAAATTGTCTCATTACTGCATTAAATTTTCGAGACGCAGGGGAGTTCCCCTCAGCGTATGGAGTGTTGGCTATATCTAACATATTAAATGTTGTATATTTGGAATTGCCATGTCTGTCCTTACCAACATATAGCTTTATAGACATCTGAGCATTGCTTAAATGAGTTAAAGCAGATTTAATTCCAATAGCAGAACCAACATTCATCTTTTGTTGTTCATACTGCCCCATATAGTCTCCCATACCAAACTTTTGAGTTGCCCCAGCTACGAAATTTTCATCAAGACCAAATAGATTAATAACTGGTGATTCTTTAGGCATTTGTCTATAGTCAGTAACTTTAGCAAAGTTTTTCATATTATTTGCCATAATATCTATACCCCTATCGAAGTTTAGATAGAATCTATCACCATCGTTATCTCTTTGGAAACCAACCCTTTGGTCATAAGAATTTATTCTAACTATCTTACCATCGGTATGGTCAGCAGTCTTTTCTCCCATTTTACTTACTCGTAAGGTAGCCAAATCATAACCAACTCTAGGTATAGGATAACCTTCTATTGTTAATCCAAAATCAGCTTTCTTAAAAAGGTTACTCGAAACCCCAGCTTTTTTAAAAAGCATATGCCCCACTTTCTTAATAAAGCCTGCATCAGTAGACCTTCCTGCTATAACCTCTACCCATTTTTGTAGTTCACCGTATGTCTTTGGCCCGTTCATTCGTTCTCTTTTCGGTAAAGGTTTTCCTTTTTTGTCTACGCCTTCCCAAAGCTCTCTTAATCTAGTGTAAACTTTTAGAGCATCTTGATTTCGTTTGACATTCTCCTTGACAGTATAAGGGTCATAATCATTTTCCATAACTCTGCCATTACTATCTTCTTTTCTCATAGCAAGGGTTTTACCAAAAGCTCTATTCTTTTCTATTTTTCCTTCTTTCCCTATTAAATTGTCTACTCCTCCATTATTAAATACAAATGTAATGTCATTAAAATTATTGATAAGTTTCCCCGCCATATCAAAAGGCAAATCAGTCTCACCTATATTTGTTTGAACTCTATCTACAATTTCTTTTCCTTCTATTACTTTAGCAAAGTTAGGAATCCTTAATTCGCCATTCATATCAGGAGCTATCATAGCATCTAGAGAGTTTTCGTTGTTCATTTTGCGAAGTAAATCAAGCAACGGGCCTTGCATAAAGCGTCTAAGAGTATGTCTTATTATCGGATTATCGGATGTCATTCCAACCTCTATAAGTCTCTCAGATAAAGAAATTGCACCTTCTGTGTATCTCATTCCTTCTTGCTTTTTTGCATTAAAGAAAATTTGAGCCAAAGCTGAGTTGCCATCATTTCTAGACTTATCAAAATAAGAGACTTTATCAATCATGTCCTCAAGTCCTTGCCATACTCTCAATTCCTCATGATATCCCCTGCTTTGATAATCACCAATAGAATGAGACCTTGAAGAAGCACTCTTTTCAACATTAACAACGCCTAGACCGATACTAGATATATCAACTCCAATTTGATTCTTAACACCTAATTTATTTATTTGACCAATCCAATCATTAGTATTGCCGCCAATTTGGAGAGGCTCTACATTCCCCATTAGCTTAGCAGAAGACTCACCTAATAAAACATCTATCTTTGAATTATCCATTTTAGCTGCGACAGTAGGGTCATAAACATAATATCCCTTCGCCATCATAGTTCCATCAGATTCATTGTAAAATGTATAAGGCTTTATACCATTAAATTCATTCGGGTCTCTACCTTTAACAGCTGCTAGAACCTTCATAAATCTTGTTCCAATATATTTAACACCATCAATAGAAGAAGCATCTAAGCTTGGATAAAATGTATCTTGTCCATTTTCACGCCTTTCTGCATCTCTCTGCAGTTCAAGCCTCATATTTTTAGCGAGAGCTTTTTGAGCCTTGCTAACATTAGGATTATTTTCCATGGCTTGTAAAGTTCTTTTAACAAGACTTCCAACATGGAATGGGCTTTGTCTATTCCAACTTCCATCTCCTAGCTTAGCCTCATCACGAAATACACCATAATTAACCTTGTTGTTCTTGTAGTGCATTAAATCTTTTTTGAGATTACCCCAAGTTTTAGTCCTCTTTATCATATAATTAAAAACTTTTTCATTCATAGCCTGACTTGTTCCACCATTCGCTAGGGCAGCTCTTTGGTGAATCTTAGATTCCCACAATTGTCTTTCACTAGTATTTTTAAATATGTCTGGGTTTAAATAATCTTTTATCCATCCTTGTTTCATATTGGAATCAATAAATAGTGCAGACATTTTCAATTCTGTTGTTCTGGGTGTATCTCCACCATTTAATACATCATCCCACATTTTCTTAAAAGATTCCTTTTGAGCCCCTTTTAGGCTCTTTGATGAGGTATCATACCAATCCCTAAACATAGAATTAAGAATAATATGATTTGGTTTGTTGTTCTCAAAAAGGAAATTTTCTGTACCAACTTTTATAAAGAATGGATTTTCGCCCTTGCTAGGCATCCCTAGAGTAGCTAATTTGGTGTCAGGCGCAAAAGCAGTACCGTCCTTTGGTAAAAGTTCCTCATATAATTTATGTTCTAAATATGTATTTGATATCTTCGCTCCTTCGACGCTGCCCTCCATCAAATCCACAATATATTTATTTAAATCATTCTCCCTAGACCATATATTCACAGAGCTTCTTCTTGGTCTTCCATATAGCCCAGATTCTTTTCCTTTTTCAATAAGCCTTGGAAGTTGTCCGCTGTTATTTAAATACCAACCATCAAATTGTCGTAAAAACTCAACAGTGGGACTTGTAAATCTTGAATCAGTTGGCTCAAAAATTAAATCACCATCAACAAAACGAGCACTTCTTATTTCTCTAGAGTTAATTGCATAATGAAGAAGAGTAAGACCGTCTCTCTCTTGAAACTCTCTAACTTTATCATTTATGGCTTGTTGCTTTTTCCACGGAGAAAGATTATCAAACTCCTTACCCGACCCCAATCTCTCACGAAGAATTGCATCCATTCTATCTCCAGGATTCGAGTGGTCAGCTATGTCCCGTATTAATTCAGCATCTAACTGATTCGGATTGTCTTTAGACATTAAATCATATTCTTGACCTATTTGTATAGCAGTTTTAATGTCATCTCTTCTCTGATGCTGGTCTAAAGTTGTTCTTAACCTGTTAACAGCTTCTTCAAATAATCCTTTATTGGATATATTCTTTTGTAGGTTTAACTGAGCCTCCATCTGAGTTCTAGCTTTTTCTAAATGTTGCCAGCTCACGCCTGGCTTATCAGCAAAAGCTTGTAGAACATCCGCTAGGGTGTGCTTACTCTCAGAGTCTTTCATACCAGCGAACTCCATTAGAGCCAATTTAGCTTCTCTTTTAGCTGAAATAATAGACTGAGCCCCAACAGCGCCGTCTTCAGAGTATCCCATTAAAATATTTAAAGCTTTTCTAAATTCGGCTTTTTGATGAATCTCACCCATAACGCCCTGCAGTAAACGCTCTCTTACTGTAGTGACATATGTATTCAACTCATCAGATGTTTCCTCATATCCCTCAATATTCATCTCTCTAACTTTTTTGTTTAAATCTTTACGAAGAGACCTAAATTCTTTAATTAATAGCTTAGAAGCATCCGTTGGTTTGCCAGAAGTTTCTTCTGTATATGACTTTATTAAGTCATTAAGTCTGTCTCTAACTTGAACCAATGTTTCAAGTCTGTCTCCCAATGGAACATCAATATTAAAGTTTTGAGATAATACATCTGATATTCTAGCTATTTCTTTTTCAATCCCAACTGATACCCCAGTCCCTATTTTGTCAACAGCCGCTATAATTTCAGCATTTAAATTCTTTAAGTGTTTTGTATCTCTAGACTCATATAAAGTTCTTATTTCATTTAACGTAGGCATTCTTAATTCTTTGCCATCGGGAAGAACCTCAGTTGATTCAAGTAGATAACTTTCTTCTACTACATTATCAACAGCTTTCATTTCCTTTCTTATTTCTTGAGATTCTTTTAATCTAGCATTCCATTCTGATGAGTTTGGTTCTATCCCCTGTTCTGTCATCATTTTTTCGATAACACGGTCGCTCATTACAAAGAAAGTTCCATCACGATTAGGAACAACAAATCCTATTTTCATCCCATCTTTAAATAATTGAGCCGTTTCGACAGGTAGGTCAACATTGTCTAGATACCTTTTCATGAAATAATCTACACCAAGCGTACCAACTCCATTAATTGACATTTCACTTGGTTTATCACCAAATACTTCACCATACGCATCATAGATTTTTTTCATATCCTCTTCAGTGACCTTTACAGTCTCATTATGTCTTTCAGGATTTCGAGTAGTTTGAGACCTCATTTCCCAGAGTTCTCTCATCGACTGTTTCATAACATTGAAATTTTCTTCTGCCTCTGAGGTAGGTGCTTCTTTTCCTTCTTCTTTTAATGCTTTCTTTTTATCAGCAGAGTCAAAGATGACCTGTTTGTCCCAATTAAGAGGAAACAAGCCGTTTCTATTAAATAGAGTTTCCCACCCAGCTGAAAATTCTGCAATTGCAGCAGCAGTTTCCTTAGAAGATGATTTTCCTACGATAAAGTCATATAATCTATTTGCCCTCTTCCATTGTTGAGAGCTTATCATAGCATCTAAGAAAACATTATTATTAATGGATGGCTCTCCAGCGTAAGAAGTAAGCATTTGATTAGAGCCAGGATAAAACGACCTAACTAACATAGATTCATATTTCTTAATAACATCTTGAACCGCCTGAAGTCCTCCTTTTTCGCCCCACCCAACCTTGTCGTTACCTACTTTATCTAGATTTTTACCATCAAATGGTTTTCCTGAGGAGGAAGCAATTCCTTCTCTTTTCAGTAACTCTATGGTAGTGTGTAAAGAATTAATAGTCCCATTAACACTTGCTTCATCTCCAAATTTAATTACCCCTGCCTTAATAGTTTCTTTGCCATCTCTTCCTGTTACAAAATCAATTGGAATACCTAAATCCCTCAACTCTTTAAACATCCCAATATATACTTGCTTTACATGCTCTCCCATTAACTCGCTTAATTTAGCCTTAGCCCCCTGAAAACCTAAGTTTTTAATTGTTTCCCCATCTAATTCCACTGCTTCGAGCTTATCTTTAATTGTTGTCAGTTGCTCTTTACTTAGACTTTTAACATCTATCACATCTTTTTCTCCCTTAATCCCACTAGCTTTCACATGAGAATTATAAAGAGTAGCCAGCTCAGCGACTATTTTATGAGTATGGCTATTGAAAGCATTAAGGTCAACTGCAACCCCCTCTCCACCAGTCCCTTCTAATAAATCAGTTTGTTCCCCCTTAACATTATCAAATATTTCAATAATCTTCTTAGCATCTGGGCCTGATATAACTTTAGAAACATCTTCCATTGCTTTATCAAATATGAACATTCCTTGTAAATGAGTAGGGTCTATATCAAGAGTTCTCAATACTTCATGATATCTACCCATATCCATTTGATATTGCATAGCTTCTTTCTTACCCCATTCGCCCTTAGATTTAGTCATCAAACCTGCCATAATCATATGAGTATACAATTCTAACGGTTCCATGTGTTGAAATTCGCCATTTTGCCAAGAAGGAGCATTCATAGCCATAGCACCTACTATCATTCTTGGAGAAGAGCCTAAGAAATCACCTATATAATCCCATTTCCATTTCTTAGACGCATCGGATATAATATTCTTCCTCATTAATCCTAGGTAGTTAATAACATCATCTAAAGGCATATTATCAACTTCGTTTAGTAATTGCTCTCCAGTCTTTCCTTTAAACACCTGGTCTTTCAAGGCACTTCTATTAACAATATCTTTATGTGTACCATTTAACATCTGTTTCATTAGATGTCGCATACTACCTTCAGCATTTGCCCCTAAACCATCAGCCATCTTTTGATAGTTAGTGTTTTTAAATTTATTTAGTAATAATCCCCATCCTTGCTTAATACTCATATTACCAGTTTTACCTCTAAACCCTGGCAAGCTTCTAATAGCTGGAAAAAGAGCTGACATATATACAGTATTCCATGCAACGTGACCTGCATCCCACGGCATATCATGAGTAGATGCTTGTAACTTAGAAGAAACGGCTCCATGTACCCCAAGTAGTGCAATATCTTGAACCGCCATACCTAAGTATTTAGCTATTGTATCATTAATTCTTCCTCCAAAAGCTCTTCCAAAGACTTCATGACCCCACTCAGCTATATTATTTACATTGTAACCATTTTTCATTACTTTATCTGTAAATCTACCAGCTATGTCGTCAGCCAATCCCCTCATTCTGCTCGGGCCCATCTTAACCCCAGAGTCTTGAAGAGCCCTTATAACAGCGTTTACAGAAGCTTGGTTGAAGTTTTTAGTTGCCTGTTCAGCTCCCTCAAGACCTGCCTTTACCCCAGCTAGGCTTGGTATTCTCTTTTTAGCCTCATTGACTAGCTCTCTTTGAACCGATTGACCTGAAGCCTGTAATTGCTTAGCTATTTGTGTATTTTTTCTAAGACTACCAGCCTTTGTTAAATTTTTATGGTCTTTAGGGTAAAGTTTTCCTGCTCTATCTAGAATGCGTTGAGATGATAGAACCTCATCAGCCGCTTTATTTACGCCCTTTACAGCCCCTTTCTTAGCTATTCTAGAAGCACCAAATCCCAATAGTTTAGCTATTCCTCTAAAACCACCAGGCCCAGGTAAGAATAATGCACCACCCCCAGCTCCAACAGCAGCTGCTTTCTCACCACCAGATAAATCTTCCCATTGGAAAGGCTCATCAATCCCCATTTGTTTTGCGAGAAACCCAGGGGCTTCCCATAAATATGATTCTAGTCCGTACCAAAGACCAACTCCTAAAGTCTTTAATAAGCTTGAATCTTGTTCAGGGGCTCCGTGAACAGCTTTCCCAAGAGGGGCTCTTTTTGTAGTATTTCCCGATGGGGCAGATATTAACGGGGCACTAAAAGTCTTATTAGTCAGTCCCATATCTTGGGATTTCTGATTAGATATATATGTATTTAACTTTGTGAGCTGGTCACCATCTAACTCAATCCCCCTTAAAGCTAGTTTATTTAAATACTGCTGTTTTACATTATCGAAATTTTGTGGCATTATTTACTATTTACTATTATTTGACTTAATCTTTTTATCTCTTCTTCATAGAAAGAATCTTTATCTGTAAAATATTTACTATTTTTATTTACTACATTTTTCCTTAATCTTGCTCTTTTCTCTTTAAGATTAGTTACCTCAGATTGCATTTGCCTAAGAGAAGCTTGCGTCTCATAAATCGCAGTCAATTTATTTTTATAATCCTTATATTCTCCAATTTCTTCATAATTGAGTTCATATTGCCCTGTCCACTCTGGATTAGATGTTACATCTCCAGACTCTTTATTCCTAAACATAAGAGGGGTACTATTAAATTCATTATTACCTATTATTGTAGGCTCCCTAAATCCTATAAACTCCCACTCATGTAGAAAAGAGGGCATTTCTACTCCTTGAAAACTTGGCATAACTCTATCTTCTTCAACAGGCTTAGGCTCATCAACAAAATTTCTGAGAAATTCCTGTGAGTTAAAAGATTCGGTAAAGGAATCTACTAAAGGAGGAGCTTCTATTGTAAAATTATTATATAGATTATCAATAGACTGCGTTATAACAGTCCCGACTACCTCTTCATCGGTTGATGTGGTATCGGTTGATGTGGTATTTTCGGAATTTATATCTTCACCTGTTACAAAACCAGGAAGATTTACCCCTGTCCTCCTATCCTTATACATCTGCCTAGTTGTTTCATTTAAAAGGTTTAACTCTCCCATTAAAAAAGTTATCGAGTCATTCATTTCGCCCATATTAATGAATTCATCTTCAGTCGTAAATGTAGATAAAATACCACTTGATTTCATCAGCTCAAAAACAGACATCGCAATCTCCCTATCCGCATCAGACGCTACATCTAATTTAGTAAATGCTTGGGACAAATAACCAGCTGCGGATTTGATAACCCTTACCTGTTCATCGGGGCTTGAAACTTTAGAATTTGCTATCTCAGCAGCAGACTGCATTAACTCCACCCCAAAAGCTGTACTTATACCATGCTTTTTATGAATTCCATTTACACGTTTTAAAAGATTATCCTGAAACGTTACCATAGACTCCAAAGCATCGTCAGCATCTGCATATTTCATGTGGGGTAATTGATAAGCAATAGATGTAGTCTTGTGAACTATTGACGCAGCAGTTAATTCAGCTTCTTTCTCTATGTCACCCACTTGCCGATTAAAATCAGCATCTTGGTCTGCTTTTATACCTGCATATACTTGATTAACAGCTGCCATCTTAGCAACTTCACTATTTTGAACCAACTGAACCTGCTGAACAATCTTATTCCACATATGGTCATTATCTGATAAACCTTCAAATATAGTACCTGGCTTATCTAAGGATATTCTCAAGTTCTTATACTCTCCCTCGTCAACTGTAAGATTAGCTTTATATTGTAGAAAATCATCCAATTTAGGATTTAGATTTTTGTCTTTAGAATCATGATACCATTGAGGGGCTTTAGTGTCCACATACATATCAAGCTCCTGGGCAATCTGAATATTCTTTTGTTTTTGTTTAATTCTATCTTCTAAAATATCATTATATTTAGAAGTGGTACTCATAATATCAGCTATACTTAAATCTCCTTGATTAATGAGTCCAGAATTATTCTTTAATTCAGTTGCAAAGCTTTTAAGTAAATCACTTCCATCTTTAGTTTGCTCATAATAAGGTAATTTAGATAGAGTATCCTCCGAGTAATTAAGACCTTTTAATTGCTCTTCTAAAGTAGACTCTTTTTGTTTTAAATCGTTACTTAAGTTTCTTAAGCTGGTTAAATGCTGCATCCCCAATTCATGTTGTACTCTCTCGGATTGCATTTGTTCTTGTGAAGCAATTCGCTTGTCTTGAAGTAAGACGGATTGTCTAAAAGCATCGTCCATCCTTTTATCTTCTCTATACATCCTCTCCATAGAAGCTAATGAACTAAGAAAATTTGCCCCACTTTGAGCATAAAATCTATCAGTAAACTGTTTCTGATTATTACCGTTCATTAATCGCCTCTCAAATTTTTAACTTTTGACATAATTGAACCCGCTGTTCTTTCAGCTGTGCTAATCTTAGAAAATACATCCTGGAAAGCTTTTATTTTCATATCTTGACCAGTAAACTCTAAATCTTTCTTTCCCTGGTCATATAGTTTCTTCATAGAATCAACTGCATTATCTACACCAGCTACTCTTTTATAATTTCTTGCCATTTTAGCTGGAGCATCCATAGCAGTTTGATAAATATCTCCTAGCTTATCTCCAACGCTATGCATTAGTTTTTTACCACCGTGCTCTAATTTCTCAGACACTATATCCATACTACCATAAAAACTTTTGCCGACACTACCTATCGCCCCAACGGTCTTAACAGCTGCCTTCTCTAATACGTTAGCTTGTTCATCTGCTATTGCTTGCTGCTGGGCTCCTCCAATCATATTGATTAAGAGCTTTCCTCCTTGATATACTGCGTATGCTGTTAAAGGGTCTACTGGCATTATTCAAATCCTTTCAATTTTCTTCTAGCGAATTGTCTACCGCCAACATATGAGTCGTACATAGTATCTCCAAACAAATCCCTTGCCGCATCTCTAGCTTCCTCAGATGTCATATCCTGACCTCCCGCCCTGCGAGCCTGTCTAGTTAAGCTATTAATATTCTGTTGATTAAATTTTTCTTGATACTGAAGAGAAGACTTATCTGTGCCACCCATAAATTCTTTATGAAATTTCCCCATTTCTATACCTCCCATACTACGTCTAGGATTTGAAACTTCAGGCATATCTTCATATGGAGATTGAGAGGCTTTCCAAGGCTTCTCCTCACTATATTGCCCAGGGGCAGTATACGACTTATTTACAGTCCCATATTCAGATACATCTCCCAAAGATTTAGTCCCCCCTGCTTTATATAAATCAGACATATTTTTTAAGTCAGTCCCACTTATTTGTTGAAATTGTTCCACTCCCTCTTTATCTTTAAAATATCTTGTATGCATTTGGTCTTTATCAACTCCTTGATATGTGTCCCAAAGAGACTCAGGTTGCTTATATTCAAAACCAGATTCTTTAGCTACATTTGCAGCGTCAGCATGTTCTTGAGCACCCTCTTGATATCCCTTAAATAGAGAAAACCCAGCGTCTAAAGTTTGATTCCATCGACCTTCTTTAGACTGCTGTTCTCTCATTTTACCAAAATAAGACCCAGTAGCTTCACTAACACTTCTTGATGCTTCTGAGAAATCCGAGTAAAACTCTTGTGTTCCTGTTACTATATCTCCATATCCAGCCATTGTTTCTCCTTCGCAGAATTTACATTCTTTTGAGAATTATTAATAATCATAAATTTACCTTTTTATAAACCACCACCACCTCCAGAGGTATCATACACAGTTATATTTTCACTAAGTATAGTTTGAGACCCAGAATCATCACAAAAAAATCTTTCAAATGCAGTACTGGATGGGACTACCTGGCTTATAGTCCAAAAATCTGTCCCACCACCAGCGCCAAGAGTATGAAGCCATCGGAATGTAGTCGATGTCCTTGTAAAGCTAGAAGTACTATCATTCCCACTAGTTCTATCATCTTGCCATTTACTTCCTAACCAACTAGTATTCGGAGTCATTACTCTGCTTTGATAATAGGTACCAGGACTAGAATAAGCCATTGTAGCAGTTATATAGGTATTAGAAGACAATGTAAAAGCATTGCTTGTCGGAGTGGGGCTAAAGGTCATATCTCTTGAATTAGGGGCAAATGAAGCCCACATCTTAACATTAGTAGCACTACCGCTATTTGCACAATCAGCTCTTAATGATGTTGCAGTTGTAGAACCACCAGTTTGGTTACCGCTTCCAGCAGCAATCAAACCTAAATCAGATAATTTGCAATTTGATGCAGAGCTAAACGCCACAACTACACTTCCTTTCACTTAACTCTTTTATAGCCTCTACCAACAATGGGACAAGTTTATCATATTGCACTGCATGATATTGAGGGTCTATAGGAGCAGATGTAACTGCTTCAGGAAGAATCTTTAAAACTTCTTGAGCTGAAACTCCTACCTTCTTCTCACTTGTATCATATCCAAGACTACCAGCAAGTTCATTTGGACTATAATGAAATCCATTGAGTGAACAAACCTTTTCTAAAGCTTTTTCAATATTTCCATGTCTTGTCTTTAGTCTATCATCTGAATAATAAGCAGTTACTTCATTGGTAGCTCTTATTTCTCCAGTTGTGCCTGAAGCTGCCGTTCCTACTCCAAATGAATCAAATTGAATATCAGAATCTGTTTTTACATTTTGGTTCATCAAATAAACTTCAGTTGCACCTTGCCCCGTATTTAAAGTTGAGCAAGTTAACGCAGCAAATGTTACAGCATCATCAGTATCTATTCCCAATGAATCTCTTGTCGGAAGAGTTTGGTCACCAGTATTAGTCCCAGATAGATTTCCTATATCTGTTAAGTCTTGTGCAGAGAGGTCTACATAAGCAGCAGTGCCAAGACTAAGAGTTGTTTTTATTTCAGCTACTGTAGTAACACCTGTTCCACCTCGTGCAACTGCTAATGTTCCACTTGTAATGTTCGCAGCTGAATGATTGTGAGAGACTAAAGCAAAATCTTCAGCATCTCTTGTGGCTATATCACCAAGTCCAAGAGAAGTTCTTCCATTGGAAGCATTAAGGTCAGTCGAACCTCCAGTCCATTTAGCATCAGTATTAGGAGCAGTATTGGTAATAGTTAATACATCATCAGCCGTAAAATTAACATCAATACCATTACCTTCTGCTATTTGCAATGTATCACCTGAAGTAATTGTGTATGTAGTAGTATCACCGTCTTTTATAGTCCAAAATTGATAATTATCATAAGTAGTAGTAAAACTTGGCGTTACCGTAGTGACATTGCTTCCTTGAGCAGCTAAAGCCCAAACAATACCACCACCGTCTATAAATCTTAAATTTCCAGTAGTTTGAGTAAAATATCCACCAAGAGGATTAACGTAAGAAGTGCTTATTGTAGCAGCAGATAAATTAGCATTTATTTGTATATATCCAGTATCAGTATCTGTGTCTGTGGTAGTCATGGTAATATTAGTTCCAGCTACTAAATTACGTAGACAAGCAGCAGTTGTTGCAGAGCCTCCTCCAGTTAAAATTAATCCATGTTGTGAAGAGCCAGCACTTACTCCAGTGGCATCTGATAGAGTATAAGATGTAGTATTATTAGACGCTATAGTCATATTGTCACCACTAGGGGTTAAATATATATTAGGGCCAGCTACCAATTTTAAATCATCATTGCTACCTGAACTAGGAGCTAATCTTAAAATTACATCATCTGAACTATCTACCCAAGAAGTAGCATAAGTAGTGTTTGTATCTGGGGGGAAATTAATTGTAGGTGTTAATATTGTATCATTCCCATCATCCGTTGCTGTAAAAAAGATGCCAGTACTTGCACCACTATCATAATCACTAGCAAATTTTAAATTAGTATTAGCTCCTATTGCTGTCGCATAACTACTGCTCACTTCACTATAACTTTGAACTGATTCTATACCAGTGCCAGATATTGCATTAAAGTTTATATAAGAGCCATAATCAACACTATCAACAACAGTAATTGACAAATTATTATTTTGGCTTCTTACTCCTCTAATATATGCATCACTAGAGGTATCAACAAACACTGCATCTTGAACAGTAGAATCAGCTCCTGTATATGAATTATTAACATTTTTAACTGCTACTCCTCCTTCACTTGGTGTGGCAGTCCCTCCTCTAGAAATAACAGTACTTGGAGGTCTTCCTTTTGAAAAATCGCCTGTTGAAATTGACATTTCATTCCACCCAAGCTCCCCTTTTACTAAATGTACAAGACCCTTTCCAGGTACTTGAGTAAAAGATTGGTCTCCCATCTTACCTGAACGTGGATGAGGAGTACCTCTCTTAGTTCTAGGGGCATCTGCATGCTCATGTCTAGCTTGTCTTGTTTCTTTAGATGTGGGCATTACCTAAGTGTTCTTTCTCTATACACTATCGTCATATCATTTATTTGAAAATTCTTTGGGACTGTTCCATTGGCTGCAATCTTTAACTGAATCGACCTGATTGAATTTGCTTCAGAATTAACATTTGGTTTTAATGTAGTAACATTCCAATCAGTCCCAGTAGGAGTCCCTAAATCAGCTGGGCTAGTATCTGATGCACCAAATTTAAACGCTTTAGTTTGAGATGCTTCTCCATCAACCCCATAAGTCATAGTTATATTAGAATCGGCAGCTGCACTTCCAGCATCGTTAGTAGATTTCCAAGTTAATATAACTTTATAAATTCTTTTTAAGGTTCCTGGGTTTCCAAAATCAATATCTTTTGTCTTTATTAATAAGTTAGCAGTAGATGACTCCGAATCATCCCACTGTAAAAGATTCCCTGATGAATCCAAAACCTTGACTACATTATTATCTAATATGAAGTTGCTATAAGTAGAAAAATTAAGTTTTTGTTGATGCCTAGTCCATCCTTGAGTTGTTAAGCAATACTCATATAAATCTCTATAACTATTTCCACTATCATTTACCCAGCTGCCTGTTACAAATAACTTTCTTTTATTTGGTAGATAAAATGTTTGACTATTAGGCATAATGTGAGATGCCCATTCACTTGGTTTAATAGACCCTTCAGTTAGGTTCGTAACCTTTTGACCATCGTAAAGATAACAACCATTCTCATTCGCCCACGAAACTCCAAAATCAGTTTTAGAAGCAGCCCCTGGATGAGTAACCCCCATACCAACAAAAGTATCCTCTAAAAATTCAGTAGATTTAGTCGCATTTATTAAATACATTGTATTTCTTTTAAATTGTAAAATTCTATCTGCATAGGTATCTAAGTGTATTATATCATCGCCATCATTTATAGCAACATCTATTTCTCTCCCTGATGAGGGGAAGCAATCAAAAGAATTGGTAACAGACTTAATCATTCTGTCTCCATATGTCTTACCGTCTTGTTCAAGATTTCCTATATAGACTTTTCTATTTAACACAACAGCCGTTTTATATTTAGCAGATATTGTATCGACAGTCGACTTAAACCCATTTAACGCATCAAACGATTCAAGAAGAGGTAACCCAGTCGTTTCTATTAAATTTGATTTATTGCAAGTAGATGAAAATGTTTCAAAAGCATCAATCGTAGAACCAAATTTATCAGCAGGGAATTCAGGTTCCCATGCCCCCTTTAGTCCTTTAAGAAAATCTAACTCAGAAACTCTATAAGGGACATCCTCATCTATCATATACAGATTAGAGCCAGTTATCCTATTATTTGTAATAGATTTAATATATGCATTTATACCTATCTTATAACCCCAATCATTTGGATGTAAGGTTATAGAGGATGGGAATGAATACAATAAACTCTCAGCGTCTTGATTCTCATCGTAAATAAATGAATATGCAAAGTCCTTAATCCCTTTAGCTCCTGAACTACCAACCTTATCTGAATCTCCTACTCTTAAATCAGAAACATGAAGCACAGAATAAGAGTCGTCTGGCCCTCCTTCTGTGGACAGCCCCCCTGAGCCAGTAAATTGTAAACTCAAATCAGCACGAAAGGTAAAGCCAACGGGAACCATTGATGTTACTGCAGTATTACTCTTCCCTGTTATTTCATCATAGGGTAATTCAAGGACAACCCACTCACCATAATTAGCCTCAAGAATTGGCGTTATATCTACTTCCCAATAAAATGTTTGATTTGAACTATTTTTTATAGTTATTCTTGCGTTAGTAAATTTTATCTGACATACTACACTATCAGCAATTGCCAAAGTATGTGTCCCAAGCCACATATCTCTATTCCCCTTATCTTCAGTTCTTACTGCTATATAATATGACTTTCCAGAGACTAAATTATCACTAGGAGCAGTAAATGCTGGAGATGCCCATTCATGTCTTATATCAGCTTGGTCACTAGTCACAGGAGAACTATCACTGCCAAGTTGCCATCCAAACCTTCTATAATAAGTAGACCCATCAAATCCGCCTGCATATCTTTCGTCATGTTGCCGAACATTACCTGAGCTATCAGTCATAGTAAAAGCACTTGACGAGGAGAATAACTCGGAGCTTGTCCCAATTTCTTCAGTATCATCTCTTAAATTTCTAACATGCCACCAAATTCTATCATCAGAAAGAGCTGCGGCGTTTGTAGGAGCAACTAATTTCATTTCGCCATTAGTAGGTGAAGACAAAGCCTGGTCTTCTTTATACCAACCCTTTTTGTCTACAGTAACCCCATCTGTAAAAAGAGTTCTATTTAGAGCCCCAATCCAAATAGGGTCATTACCAGCCGCAAAAGTTGCATCGCTAGCCCTTATAGCTCCATCAACACTATAAAAGAATAATTTAGGACTCTCATTACTCTGCAAATCCAAGAAATCAACAGATGTATTTAAATGCGTAGGTGTTTCCCAATTTCCGCCATCTGGACTCCAATAAAGCTTTTGGTCAGCCTCTCTATAAGCTAATATATAATCTGTCCTAGTCGGGGCAGGGTCACCATCCCAGTCTTTATGAAAATCAGATGAAAATCTAAAAAGACCATAACCTCTAATATTACTACTAACTTCAGGCTTTGTAGAAGCTGAATTTGTTATAGTGGTTAAACTACCAGCGTTAGTTATTCTTCCAATATCATCAACTGATACATCTTTCGCTTCAGATAATTGATTATCTAATATGTCCCTTGCATCAGATTTTGTATTTAAACCACCGTGGTAAGAGTCTACCTTGTGGAATTTACGAGGCATTTATTTCTTTATGACTTTTTTTACTGCTTTTGCTTTTTTCACTACTTTAGTTACTTCATCTTCTGCATTTTCTAAAGCTTTTCTTACTTTAGCAACGATTTCATCGTCTTTAGTGCTTGAAGTTAAGGAAGTAGCAAACTCCGCATATTCAATAACGGCTTCAATCATCCCCTTTTTGCTAACAAGATGTTTGATAAACTTGCTTAATAATCTAAATGATTTTATCATTACTTATCTTTCCCAGCCAATTTAAAGACTGCTTTTTTAACTGATGTCCATAACAAATCATCCCATTTACTTGGGCTCAACGCTACGGCTTTGTCGATTGCGAGAATGGCTATTATAACATATTGCCAATTCTGTACAACTATTTCTACAACTTCTTTCATAATATTCTCCTTAATGAATTATCATTGCTACTAGTATTTGAACAAAACTAAACACTATTACAAATCCCAAAGCAATACCTTTCCACCTATTAATAGTGGAATCATGCTCAGCAATACTACCATTCTGCTTCTGTAAATGAGACTCTATACGTTTAATATGATGATAAATATTCTCAATATGAGCATTGGTTTTAGCATTTTGGACTGCTATGTCCGTTACTTTGTCTTCCAGATTATGCCTAAAGTGCCAAACGCTTTGTTTTTCTTGAGCCATTTATTATTTCATAATTAATTTTCAAACCATTAGAGTCAAATAAAACAACGGGCGTTGAATTAGTGGTATTAGGATTGTATTGAATTAGTTTCATTATTTTTTATCTTCTTTTTCCTTCTTCTTAGATTCTTTTTCTTCTGATGCCTTATCGCTAATCATCTGTTGAACAAGAGCAATCGCTCCAGTAATTTGATGAAAATTAGCTTCCATCTGTTTTTGTTGATTTACAAGTTCTTCTAGTCTTTCATCTAAAGTAGCCATATTGCTATCTCCTTTTTATTGTTTACCATTTGTCCTCCCTTTGAGGAAATTTAAATCATCTGTTATATCGTTCATTTCTTGAAGCAATTGTTCGTGTCTTCTGTCTCTAACTTCGTCAGAACGATTCCATCTATCTATTAATTTAATACAAATTTGTTCTATTTCGCCAAGTTTACTTGTTAGGGTAGTTCTAAGGAAATGTATCATTCCTACGAATAAGAAAACTACAACTCCTACAATCCCCCACTCCTGTATCATAAACTTTTCCATTATCTTTTCTTCAATCCCATTTTTTGTAATAGACTTTTATTTTCTTCTACTAATTCTTCATTATGATGCTCAAGTTCTTCTAAATGCTGTTTTTCCATATCGTGCATTTTAGAAGTTAACACCACCAATTCTTCGTGCATATCGCCAACTGTTCTATCCATACTTGCAAACTTCATTTGCACTTGGTAGTATGTAGCAATCAGCATTGAAATTCCAATCATAGCCTTTATTAAGAATGCTATTGATATGTGTACCTGACTATCTGCACTAATCCCTTTCGTCATCCTGAACCTCTGGAACTGGTATCCCTAATTTCTTTTCCCATTTATTAATAGTTGGTTCAAGTGTTCCTCTTGCATCCGCAATTAGAATCACAACTGCCACTACACAATGTAGATAAAACCATGTCACTTCAGAACCACTGAATGCCAGTCAATAGCTTTTCTAACATCGTCTGTACTTAATTCTAAGTTTCCGTCAAAATCAGCTTTCCAAACTTTTTTCTTTTTACCATCTTTAAATAAAACTACACTTGGAAAATTTCTTAATCTTAGTTTTCTCGCAACTTCGGGAAGATTTTTCACTGGCAATATCATCATTTGTGTTCCCATATATGCAGAGTCGCCTTCCACAATGAATTTCCCTATATAGAAGTTTTGTTTAGAATCCGTTGACCATGAGCTGGTGAAACGAACTAACCACATCCCCTTGTAGATAGCCCCATTAAAATTGTCATCGTTCACTACTTGTTGTACAGGTTGGGAAAATGCCAAAGACATTAATAGTATTAACCACTTCATTGGACTGCAATTCTCAAGTTTGTAATCTGTCTATTTAGTTCTTTAATTTCGTCTTGCATTCCTTCAATAGTCTCATAAAGGTCATCTTGATTTTCTTGAAGGTTGCCTACCTGCTGTTTATATTGTTCGTATGACGGACTCCAGTTGAAATCACTAATACCCTTACTTGGATACTCTTGAGAAAATAATGATAGAGGTATGGGCAATTCTTTAGCTTCTTGTATGTCGGCTTGGAGCATATACCACATTCCGATAAGGCTACTAAGTCCCATTCCTCCAGCAATAATCGTTTGGAGGCTAAGGGTGAACTTTGACCCTAATATTTTTTCTTCGCTTAATTCTTGTGCCATTAGTTTTTAGTTCCCCATGATTCTGTTCTTTGTTGTGGAGTATGGTTAAAGGACTGAGTCCCTGTATTGTTATTATTTCCTCCACCTCTATTCTCCCCATCATTGCCTGTATTTGCTCTTCTACCGCTATTATTACCTCTACTGTAAGGATTGTAATGATATACACCACTCCTGTAAAACAATGGTCTAAAGTGATAATCATATCCAATAGGATAGCCATTTACAGAGTGATTAATCTTGACTGGTGGTTTACCATTGGTAAGCTCAACTACAGCAAGTGCTGAGACAAAGCCTAAAAAGAAATATGCTATTGCTTTACCTGGCATTATGCGTTCTCCAATGCGGTTACTTTAGCTGAGAGTTCTTGAACTGCTTTTATTAGAACTGGAATTAATTGTGTATAATTAAGAAACTTTGTATCAGTCTTGTCATCACTACTCACTATTTCATCTATTATGCCTTCAACATCCTGAGCAATTAAGCCAAGATTTTCTGAATCATCTTGTTTTAATTTATATTTTTTAGGTTGTAATAGATTTATTGCATCAAGACCATAAGGAACTGGTTCAATATCTTTCTTTAGTTTTATATCCGAACCAGTATTCCAAGCTGATGCCTTATGAGTTGCCCATGATGTACTTGAACCTGCATTCCAATACCAAAGCGATGGAGTATGGCTTGATGCACCATTATTACAAGTTCTATAGTTTATATAAAGTGCATTATTTTGAGCCCCAATCATAAATTCCGCACCATACCCCATTAATTCCATTGTATCGTAAGCGTGGTTTCTTCCTATCCAAGAACCACCGCCAGAAAGCCCAGTGAGAACTCCGTCAAAATGTGCATACCCACCAAATGTGGCGGTGCTACCTTCAAGTTTGAATACATTAGTATCACCAGTACCATCAACATAATTATCTATATAAAATCCAGAATCTTCAGTTCCATCAGTAACATCTAATGCGTGGGCTCGTAGAATAGTATAATATGTATCTTGGTTAGCAGAATTAATACCTGCAAAAGCTATTTGTCCTAAATAATCGTTGTCTGCCATAGAATTATCAGCAGGTCTTTTCCAAAACTGTAATTGTGCGGGGGTACTTGCATTATTTAAATTTGTTAATGTTAATACTGGATTCCACGATTCGCTATTGCTCAATGCAACACCCCCAGCAAATGTGGCGTTTTGAGAACCGTCAAGGGTTAAAGCAGTTGTTGCCCCACCAGTCTGAAAGAACATTGACCTTGTATAATTGCAATGTATATTACCAAGAGCATATGCTGAAGTAGTATGTTCATCCTCAAAGTATATAATTCCATTGTTTTGACCTTGTCCTTTTAAATATAACTTAGCATCGCCACTTGTTTCGTTAACTATGAGGTCACCAGTAAATGTGGCGTTGCCACCATCTGCTATATTAAAAACATTTGTCGCACCAGCAGAACCATCATATACTGAAAAAATATTAGTTGTATTAGAGTTAATAGTCGCTGTTTGTGTTCCACCGTGAAATAATTGTAATTGAATACCACTCGCACTTCCTGAAACCATTTTCTGAAAAGTATCTCCTGTAGTATCCCCTATTGTTAACGCTGTATTTGAACCACCAGTAATTGCGACATCACCACCAAATATGGCGTTGCCATTCACATCAATTACCAAATCATCTGAATATCCACCGCCACCATAAGTAGTCCCTTGTAAAACAAAATTGTTAGTACTATCATCAAAGAATATTCTTCCCCTACCTACCCCACCTGAAGTAAACTCTAATCCTATATCTGGAGAACCACTTACTTCTTTTATAATTAATTGTGGCATTGAATTGCCTGAAAATGATTTTAACCCTGTAAATGTCTGGGCAGTAGATAAGTGAGCTGTATCTGCATCAAGATAAGCACTTGCTATCACAGATGCGTTCCATACACCAGTTCCTATTGTGCCTACTGAAGTAATCTGAGTTTGAGCAGCATCTACATTAAGAGTATTAGTAGAAAGGGTAAGTCCAGTACCACCAGCTAATAGTGTTTTACTAACTGCAATAGAACCAGCTAAGTGTGCGTTGTCTATACTTCCATCAACGAAATCAGCACTGTCAATAGCATCATCTGCCATCTTCGCATTAGTAATTGCGTTGTCTGCTATTCCACTGGTTTTAATTTTTGTTAGAGCCATTATGCGTTCTCCAATGCAGTTACTTTAGCTGATAATTCTTTTATTGCTTCAACTAATACTGCATTTATCTGATTAGCGTCTTGAACTGTTTTTATACCTGTATCTTGATGAGTATTAATCACCTCTGGAACGATAGCCTCTAATTCTTGTGCAATAAAACCAAAATTTACCCTTTGATGATTTGCGTCCTCCTCGTCTGGGAATGGGTCATCTTCCTTCTTCCATTTGAACTGAACACCCCTCATTTGATTTACTTTATCAAGAGAACCAGAAAGTGTAGAAATATTTTTCTTAAGTCTTTCATCAGAGGCGGTATGATAAGAATTTCCGCTACCTGTAATATTCCCTGTTGAAGCAAGTCTCATAGCCTCTCGTGGGTCAGATGCACCACTCGGATTATGTTGAGTATAAAAAACTAAATCACCAATATTCCAGTTTGAATCTCCACCAGCACCAGTTCTTTGTGCACCTATCGCTGCAAAAATACTATTGTAATTTCCACTTGCACTTTTTCTTGACCAAGTGATAAAAGGAGCATACGTATGGTTTAATGCATTATTTTCTAAATTTAATCCAATTTGCCACGCTCTGTCGTTAGCAGCCTGGTCGCTTGTGGAGGTTTCGCCTTGGTCACAAGCAATATTCATCTTAATAACAGGACTATATCCAATATTGTCTGCTGTCCCAGCTGTACCAGTGCTCCAATGTTCATTCCACAATATAGTTTTATTACAAGATTGTCCTAACTGAATAGCCCCCACCCCTCCATCGCTTGATTTTGAAAGACCTAAAGCATCCATATCTGCCTCAGTAGAAGACCCTCCAATTACTAATCTTTTATCAATTCCAGCAGTTATTACTGCACCACCACCACCTACTGCATTATAAAGTTGCCAATTACTACTTCCGTTTGCCATATAGCCAGTAATCCAAGTTGCATTATTATTCTTACCGACATAACCTAATTCCGCATCATTAAAAGCACCACACTCTGAACGAATGTAAGCATCACCACTTGCCGATAAAGCAGTAGCGTCTATTATTGGGGCAGTATAACCAGACAATCCTGTTTTCGTTATAGTGAGGCACGATGTACCAGCACTCATATCGAACTCTGCTATTTCAGCCGTAAAATCAGATGCACCTATTTTCAAATTGTTTAGACTTCCCCCTAATCCAAGCCAAGCAGATGCTCCTGATGACCTTGAGCCAATATTAAATGCAGTAGTCCCTGTAAATTTTATATCACCAGCAAATGAGGCGTTAGCTGAAGAATTTATTTGCAGAGCATTGACATAAGAACCAGACGCTTTTGTTGCTATTGAAAGATTTCCACTTGTATCTGCAAACATTTTCCATTTATCTGGGTCGTTATCTGCTTGGTCAGCAAATAAATCAATCTCAGCGTTACCTCCCTCACCACCAAGAACTCTGAACAAAGTCTCACCAGAAGCACTTCCACCGACATCAACATTCCCAGCAAATACGGCATTTTGAGAAGTATCAATAGTCAATGCAGGTAAATCATCAGCCTCATCAAAGATTACAAGAGAATTGCTCCAAGCATAAATTTGCCAATCGCCAGTACCAGCATCATCTTCTTGCAATCTAAGTGATGGAGCGTCTCCTTTTATATGAAGAACTGGGGTTACTCCTGCATTTTCCCCAGTATCGGGAGTTGTTGTTCCAATCCCTACCGCATTTGCAGAAGAATCAACAAACAAAGTCCCACTATCCCAGTTAAAGTCTCCTGTTCCACCAGTTAAAGATGTAAGAGTACCTACTGATTCTAATGAACTTGCAGTTACTCCACTTGCAAGGGTTGAGCCTGATAAAGTATTTGCATCTGCTGTAACTGTTATTGCAGCTGAACCATCAAAGTTTACTCCATTAATTGCCCTTGCAGTTGCTAAAGTAGTTGCAGTAGCGGCTAGTGTTACTGCTATATTTGCTGACCCATCAAAAGAAACTCCTCCAATAGTCCTCGCAGTTGCCAATGTAGCAGCTGTAGAAGCAGTAACTGTATTTTGGTTTATCCATGACATAGTACCATCGCCATCAGACTTTAATAATTGATTATTAGTACCATCCCCACTTACTTGTAATTCATCAGCTCCTATTGAGCCTTCACCTACAGTTGAGGATTGACCCATAATAACTACATGAAAGTCTACTCCAGAAGCAGGTGCTCCTGTAAATGTTAATATTGAACCACTAATTGTATAAGCATCTGTTGGATGTTGAAGTACACCATCTATTGTAACTATTAGATTATCTACATTAGGAGTTATCGCTACGCCCGCTACCATTAATTTATAATTAACTATTGTACCATTAGCATTTTGGTCATAAGTAGATGAACTACCATCTTGACCTAATCCATTGAAATCATCAAGGATATAGAAATTCCCACTATTTGTTGGTGCGTGTCCTATATATGGCATTATGCGTTCTCCATTATCCTAACAAATGTCCTGAAAACCTTGTCCATTGTCCGTTACTATCACCATAAATTGAACCACCACCAAACGTAGTAAATGAACAAGAAATATCCTCACCAGCCTCTAATTTTACTATCTGAGATATTCCAAGAGCAATATATCCATCGCCCCAAGAAGTACCATCCTGATACTCTGTTCTGCCTGGATTCCCGAAATAATGACTATTAACATTACCTCTACTGGATTTGAGAACACAATCATATTCATATCCTGCACCCGATGAATCCGCCAAAATAGTAGCAGTAAAAAGATATACTCCTGCAACTGGGGCACAAAATATTCCATTACTTGTATTATAATTCCCACCTACATCATATTTTTCTGCATTAAAAACTAAATCAGTATTTACAGAATAAGACGTTGATGAACTTCTATAAGCCGAAAACGAAGGCTGAGTAGGTGTTGTTACATACCCAGTTGAACCAACCTCAAAAACCATTGCTGGAGTGCCATTATGACATTGAATGATTGGTCTTGTTGCCTCAACTTCGTGTTGTTTTAGGTACATTAATACTTCAGAATTTGAGCCCGAACCAGCCCCGTGAATCTCTATAACATTAGCATCTGACCAAGTTGGTACAACTGTACTTCTATTTGCAATTCTTAACATACTTGAAACGGTATTATAACCATTAGCGAGTGTCATTTTTTTCCCATCGCCAGTCATACTTATATCCCCAGCAAATGTGGCGTTGCCAGTAAAGGAAGATAACCCATAATGATACAATCCACCATCACTTGCTATTTCAGTTCTTTTTACACCAGCAGTTGTAAATCCAATATGGTCTGCTTGAGTTCTATACATTCCTGTATTTTTATCTGAATCCCAAGAAAAACTTGGTGCTGTTACTGAACCATTTACTCCTAAAACTTTTCCTGCAAAGGTAGCATCTTGACCAGTGTCAAGAGTCAAGGCTGTGGTTGAACCATTAGTTTTAATATATATATTTGCTGAAGATTGTGCAATCAAGTCAGACCCAGTTCCATATATTACTTCGGCTGAATCTCCAAATTGAACACCCTCATTAGATGGTAAAACTACTGCCCCAGCGAATGTGGCAGTTGTGCCACTATAGGTAGAATTTGTAGTTCCGTTACTAATTATATAAAGAGATGACCCAACTCCACCTATTCCTGTGGATGATTCATCGTTACGAGGGTTTAGTGTTGGGTTTGTTGCGGATGCAGTTTCATTCAAAATCCGCCCTGCTCCAGTTGCACTTCCTTTGATTGACCCTGAAGAAGTAACTGCTCCTGCATTCCATACACCAGTTGTGATTGTACCAACCGAGGTTATTTGAGTTTGAGCAGCGTCTACGTTGACAGTATTTGTGGAAAGAGTTAAACCAGTCCCTGCTACGAACTGTGTCTTAGACATAGCTATAGCAGCAGAAGCGTTTAAATCAGCATTTACTATACTTCCATCAGTAATATCAGCGGAGACAATTGTATTATCCCCAATCTGTATCGCTTGTTCCGCAGGTTTATATCCATAATAAGCCACTAGACATCCATCTCCATAAGTGAAATAATTAAATCTACTGCACTTCCTGTGCTAGCCATTGCTTTGATTTTATCGGTTGTTTGTAATACCAATTTATTTCCTTGCATAATTTCTAATGTACTTCCTGCGGGAAGAGGAGCAGACTTTATAAGATATACGTCTGAATTAGCGCTTGCATTCGCAATATCTGAATGGTCTGAAGTATCTGATATAACTTGAACATCTGCCGTTACTGCACTCCCAGTTTTGTTAGACAATGATATACTAAGTATAATTGCAGTTTTACTAGATGGTACGTCATAATATTCTTCAAGACTTGTTCCGACACTAGCCTTTGTTTTTAATTTGAATGTATTAGCCATAATCTATCCTAACGCAATCGCTAAAGCGGTCGCTTGGTCGTCTACACCTTGAGAGTCTACAATCTCACGAATAATGTTTCCAGAATCTTTAAAATAAATCTTCCTTACACTTGCGTGATAATTAAGAGCCACTTCACCATAATCTATGTCTGTAGACGCATTTGTATCATGAGTAGGTGCTGGGCTAGAAGTATTACTTCTATTTCTTAGTATTATTGTGTTCGCCATTAATTCCTCCTATTAGAATGTTCCACCATTAATTGTTGCAGCATCTATACTGTTAAATGTTCCTTTGTAAAATTTACAATCTCCAACAGTACCTGATGTGACTTCAGACGAAATTGATGCGTGAGGGATGTAAACAAAAGTTCCCATTCCGCCAGCGTCCAATAAACTATCATCCATTCCAAAGAATCCCTTACGAGTTGCTGCAGAAGTGCCTCCCCACCATTTGTATAGTATACCTCTATCCTTTCCATCGTCTGAGGTTGCGGCAGTATCTCCACCAAGAACCATTATTGGGTCATCAATCGTTACTGTTGTTGAGTTGATAGTTGAAGTAGTACCATCTACTTGTAAATTTCCAGCGATTACTACATCGCCTGAAGCGTTAAGGACTAGGTTGCCACTTGAGGTTGTAATCGTTTGGTTATCTCCCAATCCTACTGTTACAGCTCCTGCGGTTAAGCCTGCGAATGTTGGGTTACTTGTTGTCTCAACAGCTTGCCCTATTGCAATTGTTGGGGTAGCTTCTTCTCCTGAGTTATTTGCAAGAGTTACTCCAGTCCCTGCTACAAGAGTTTCAACGTATGAACCTGTTGTTTCATCCCCTAATATAACTCCATTGTCTTTAATGGTTACTACGCCACTAGAGACTAAAAAATTATCAGTACTAAAAGCTGCTATACCTTTTGCACTAGCTGTGGCAAAAATATTTGAATCAGTTAAAGTTAAAGAAAGAGTTCTTCCTCTAGCACTTTCACTAGAAGCTGCACTCATTGTTATCCCAGCTCCAGCAGTTATATCATCTAAGGTTGGAAGGTGGGCTGTTACTACATTAGAATTATTATGTCTTCCAACGTATAATTTTCTACCAAACTGGTCTAACGCCATTTCGCCTGACGCTAGTCCACTAGGCACAGAACTGGCATCATTAGCTGCCGCTCTTTTTATTTGTATGACATTAGCCATTATGTTCTCCTGTTATTGTTAACTAAATGTTCCACCATCTAAGGTAGAAGCTCCGTCTACATGGATTTCGTTCCATGAGTCTTCATCTCTGACGTACATTACGTCATCATCGGTATCATACCACATATTCCCCTCTATTGGGGAACTTGGGGCTGAATCTTGTTTTGCTTGTAGACTAGCTACTTCCTCTAACGCATCTTGTACGTTCTTTGCCACAATACTTGGTGAAGAAGTAGGAATCTTCGTAGCGTCTATTGAAAAACTTTCGCTAGTCTTTTGTACTTGTTTAGTTCCAATGGTCTTGCTAGCTACATTTGATGTTGTTTTAATTGTTGCCATTAGAATGTCGGGGTCGCAGTAGAATCAACTGAGACCTCTCCTTGTGCTTGTTTAACGTAAACTGAACTCTTTTTTTCAATCAAATCCCAATATCCTTCAAATTCATCAGAAAAACATTGTGTTTTGTTTCCTGCCATTTTTATGATTATCGTACCTCCATCTGTCCCTGATGCATCCACACTATCAAAATCAACTGAAGTAGCTGCTCCTCCAAGCCAATCACTTATGATGGCTGCCCCAGTAAAATTAGTCTTAGTCATACCAGCTGTGCTAGAATCAGTAAGAGTTACTGTTGTATTACCGTCTGTTCCTACTGTTGCCTGAGTTACAGTAATAACTGCACCCGACACCGTCGCAGTGAATCTGGTACCAGATGGGCCTGACGAAGTGTTGATAACATTCATTAGGTTGGTCGCAGTTGCATTATTCGATGTTGTAGATTCCCATGTACCATTGACCGAACTTTGGTCACCATTAGTAAAGTCATAGTTATTACCGTCTGTAGAAACCAAATTCACTTTATCACCTGCATTAAGTTCGGTGAAATCTGTAATGGTTATTGTCGCAGTCGCAGCCGTGGATGAAACAGCTGTGTAGACTGGCCCAGTAAAAGAAGTATCACTAAAATCTTTAACAATCTTAGCTGCGTAGGTACATCCAGTAGATGTCCACGGGCTAGCCATAGTCAGGGTTAACTCATAGTCCTCACCCTGTTTCATTTCAACATTAGCATAAGTCTTAGATTGACTTGGTTGTATCAAAGCCATTTTAATACAATAATACTACGCTTGTTGAACTAGATTTTGTTGCACAAATCGAATAAGTGTGTCCCTTTAGCAAATGAAATACGACATCAACATCATTAACCGTTAAGGTTACATCTGCTGCTGTTCCTTTCATATGAACCGCTCTACACGCATCTTGCGTATTAGTATCGGCTACCACTGCTTTTGTAAAGGGGGCTACACTCTCTTGTGATGTGTAATCTTGTATTCCTTTAGCCATTTTAACTCCTATTTAGTAATGAACAACTTCAGCATATATATTACCTGATGATGAATCAAGAAATATCTCAGCCAAGTTGTTATTCTGTGTTGCTAATCCATGAAGTACGATTGATTCTCCTTCTTCCAAAGAAAAGCCTGAATATGTTTTAGCTGGGTCTGATGCTGTTATTGCAGTATCCATTTCTCCACCCAAACCTATTTTAATAACTGCTCCTGTTGCACTCGCCGTATCCTTGTCAGAGGTGGTAAACCCAGTATGTTTAATATAAACAAACTTAGATATAGCCCCTGAACCAATAGCTGCTGCAGTTGTAGTTACTACTTTAGATGAACTAACGTAAACTACCCCAGCATCTGCCTCGATTTCAAAATCACTACTTCCACCAAGACTCTGGACTGCGGAATCGCTAGTACCAACATCGTGGGTAGGCATGTCATCTTCAACAGCTACTCTATGAAATACTTGAGCATTACTGGTCAATCTTACTCTTGTTGACGTTGTTGCCATTTTATTCTCCTGTTATCTAACACTACTCACAGGACTAGCAAAAGCAATTGTAATTTTTTTCTTATTGCTCTCGTTATCTGCAAGTTTCTTATAAAATTCTCTCATATAATACTCTTTTAATTGAATATTACCTTGCTTTGCTGCGTCTTGGGCTTGAACGAAACATACACAAGCCAAACTCAACATTCTATTTAAATTCACGTGACTTGTCTCCTCTGGAGATGTCACCTCAGCTAAAGTGGGATTCGTCCATGTTGTTTCATTGGTATCCGTAGCTAAAGTATTTGGGTCTACATCTACAAATGGTTTTACATATGAATTATACTCGACCCTAAGACCTACGTCAATTTGCTCATCAGGGTAAATAAGTTCAGTATCATCAGCTTCAATCCTACCATTCACATCAGGTGAAAGAAGGCTATTTTTCCTTAATTGGAGTAAATGAAGCTTCTGTCCATTAATTTTCCAAAAGTAACTTGAACTAGTATCGTAACTCATTATGGATTTGTATCCTCTGTTATTTCAATTGGGCCAGATAATCTTCTAATTTTTTTGTACTTATTGTCATCTTCTGTGTCTAAAACGCTAATGGAATTTATGGAAATTAAATCAGCTGGTAAATCATAATCTCGCTGTCCTTTAACAATATTTATCTTTTTTACCTTTAAATTCTCTTGCTGGGTAGATTCTACCAAATGTATAGCATCTTTAATCCACGCAATAGCTAAATTAGTATCTCGGAGACCAGCTCTTTCCATTACTTCTAGAACAGTCATTATTTACGCCTTCTTCTTCTTCTTAATAAATTTTTCATTTTAGATGATTTTGCTTTTCTAGTCTTTCTGGGTTTTGAAACTCTTCTACTTCGCCTTTTTCTTGCCATTACGTAGAAGCCCCCTGCTCTTTTCTTTGCGATTGTTGTTGTTGCTCAGGAGCTGTTAATACACCAGTTATAGCTCTCAGTTCGTTTACTGCTCTTTGATAATAATCTTGTGAGTCTTGTTGAGCCATTTGACATTCAGCATTCAATTCTCCCACTACTTGCATTAAAGCATTTGCTTCTCCAAAATAAGAACCAGACTTTTGAAGTCCATTAGCAAACTTTTGAGACTCAGATTGACTTTGGACTGAATAGGATTGTATTTCTGCACTATAATTCTGTATAGCCTGAGTTGATTTTGATGTGAACTCTTGTACTCTTCTCGCTTCTTCAGCGACTTGTCTCTGAACTTCAGCTGAAAACTTCTGTATAGATGTTTCTGATTTAGATGTGTATTTTTGTAATGCTTCTTGATATTGTGCTTGATAATTTTGTACCTCTACACCTGCCTGTTGTCCATATTCACTAATCAGCATTTCACAATCAGTCGAATACCTTGCTAAATCAGTTTTATATTGTTCCACCTGTTTCTGCATCTTCATTTGAGCATCTTGAACTTTTCCAGAGAACGCTTGTGTCTTTGAAGTACTCTCAGCGCTTATTTTTTCTAATTCAGCTCTATATTTGCCTAATTCACTATTAAATTTTTGCGATTCAGCCTCAACGTCTTGTGAAAACTTTTCTAATTCTCTTTGTTGTTTTGATAATTCTACTTGAGACCTTGATAGCTCCTGAGCCGCTGTACTCAAGATTGCTGTGACCATTTCAGGGTCTTCCTCTTGCAACCACTCTTGGGCAGATGTGAAATCAGCAGCTGTACCTGGTAAGTCACCCCCTACACTTGCACTGGTATCTATTAAGTTTTGAGCTTTAGTAAGAGCATCGTCTGTGTTAGTCCAATTAAAGACAGATGTAGGTTTATTAAAAATAGGAAGACTACTTGATGGGCTAAAAGTATCATTAAAATTAGCAACTGGCCCATTATACTCAATGGTTTGAATACTTGGGACTGTGGGTAAACTTAATCCTGGGAGAACTGGTAAGGATTGATTAACATAATCAGGAATAGAATCCATAGTAACGCTAATACTAACACTATTTAATGATGGTAAACTTGGTTTAGTTGGGGCTGCAACATTAACTGCGACTGGTAAAGTCCCCTCAAAATTTGGCAAATAAGTTCCAGTTATAGTAGCCAAGTGAGTTGTAATTTTATCTCTATAGCTTTGACATACCCTTTTCATATCTAAAGAAGATGCGTAGTAGATAGCAACATTTTCGTACTCTGCTAAAATCCATTGCTCTGTATTTTCATCAATTGAAGGTGGGGCTGCGTATACTATAACTCCTTTATCTCCTCCACCTGCCGTTACATCATCAGCCGAGGATGCTCCAATTTTAGTATAAGATTGAGTATCAGAAGAATCATTGAAATCAGGAGAGGGTTTTATATAAATCTTGCCTGCTAATTTATAATATTTTGGGAACATTTTAGTAGGTCTTAATAAAGAGGACTCTTCATCAAATATATGAACTCCTCTATCTGAAACTTCTTCAGCTATTCTTTTTATCTTATTACCATTGCTATCATGACCATCTTCTCTATAAACTGATAAAATCTTATCGTAGGCTATCCCAGAACCTTCAAAGAGAGCATGTTTAAAAACTAATGAGACGCTCCCAGTAGCAGTAGCGTCAGCGGATAGACCAATATTTGAATCTTCAGCTATACTATCTACTTTTGTCCCAGTTGGGATACCAGCCCCTGTCACAAGCATTCCAATCTCTAAACCTGCAGTAGCAGAAATTGTGACCGAAGAACTTAAGTTCGTTGTTCCACATGAAGCCTTCGTAATAGATATAGCATTTCCACTAGACCATCCTACAATTTCAGTTGTAGAAGCTATACTCCACAGGAATTTCTCAGGAAGAGAAGCTACTAAAAACCTTGCCCCAGCCTCGAGAGATGGGAGCAATTTTCTACTTTTAGTAGGTTGTCCTGTTATGCTATTGACTTTTTCCCAAAGTTTAAGTGCCATTATGTTCCTAAGTTAACTCACCAGGGTCGGGGCAAAAGGCAGAAAGGAGGTGAAAAACCTTAAGCCCCTCGCCTAGCAAGAGTTATGTTGCCTATTTCCAGACAGCGTGAGCTTCAGGCATTTGATATTCAAAGCCTGACTCTGTCAGAATCATATCTACACGTTTATCAGTTCCAGTGTTTTCTAAAGATTGAACACCTACATAAACTGATGTATCACGGTTGATACCATTTCCAACTAACGGACGATACTTAACATGATTTAAGTTCACACCAAGTATCTTAACTGCGCTTCGGTCAAGTGCGATACAACGAGTTACATTCATATCTCCATAAGGAGTTGCGATTGTAGTCATATCAAGACCCATGACTTTTTTGCGGCCAGTGATAGCTAAATCAGCACTAAACTGAGTATCAATACCCAAGTTTTGTGAGAAATAACCACCAAGCTTATGCAACCAGTTATAAACATCAGTGCTACAGAAATAAACTGTGGCTCTAGATTGATTATAACGTGGGTCAATGTATTTACTGATATCATCAAGGAAATCATCTACAGTTTTTGAGGTAGTCCAACCAAATTGGTTACCGTAACTCAAAACGTAGTCAACTGCTCCTTGTGTATGAGTAACACCTGCAGCGTCAGTAAACTGAGACGAGAATAGTGCAGCTTGTTCGATATCCCATTTATGCTCAATGAGTTTATCGCGCCATACACGAGCCCATTCATTGGGTTCGTATTTGAGCACGGTAGCTCTAGCAGTATTGGTCATACCAAATTCGCTACGGAAGATTTGAGTCTGTCCGAAGCCTGTACTATAAGGATTGTCTTTCCACGTCTTTCCTACCAATGAAGAACCCTCTGCGTGAGAGTTTCCTACAACATAGCAACGCATTGGCTCAAGAGCCGAAGCGATGTCTTTATTGTAAGCTGCTGTTATTGGTGCGTTACTCGTAAAAGAAGTAACTTCACCAGAAGCTGCTCTAGTAACAGAACAAGTTACCAATTTAACCTGCATACTATTTTTGGTGACTTCGGCCCCGACTGCAGTGATACGTGCAAGCACGTAATCCGATACAGCGGTTCCTCCACCAGCAGTAGCTGATAGGTTAATTTGGATAATCTGATTCTCCATTAGGAATTCAGGGGTTGTCCCTGCTGCGCCTATTGCAATAGCTCCAGAAGATTGACCTGAAACATTTTGTATATTACCAGCTGACTTATAGTCAGTAGCCATATACAGTTTCAAGACATCAGCTGTTGCTATAGTAGCGTCACCACCGTGAGCGGTTAAGGTTGCATCGTTAAATACATCCGTTGTACCACTATTAATCATGCCAACTACATATGAATAGCGCTTCATCCAAGATTGACGTTTCTCAGTAAACTTGAAAGATGGGTCATCCGTAGGTTTCTTCGCTACTTTAGCGACCATTCTGAAGAAAGGAGTTTGCTCAATTGCTAACTCAGTAAATCTCTCAGCGAAATTATACTTTCTCCGAAGGTCACCAGTTCCGAGCGACGAGCCCTGTGATGCTCCATAGCCTTCAGTTAATCCCGTACTGTGTTTTTGAAATAATGGGGTTGCCACGGGGTACGTAGCGTCTGATTGTGCCATTATAAAACTCCAGTCGTTTTATTTGCCTACTCTATAATGACTGTTCGACCTTTAGCCAAGTAGACGGTTTATTGTATCTTCACCACCTAAGAGTTGGTCAAAAACATTATCGTCTGGAGAGGCGTCTGGTTGAGGGGTACTTCCAGCGGATGACAAAGATTGGGGTCTATTCCCAACGCTTTGCATTTGCTTTGATACTTCGTCTTGAGCTGCACGTTGAATATTCCTGTCTCGTGCTTCTCTGTTTTTTAGATAATATATATCATCAAGGCTAAGTTTTTTATTCTTCGCAAAATTAACAAATTCTTTCCAATCATCTGGGTTCATATCATGAGTTTGCTTAAAATCTTCTTCAGAATTAAGTCTTTCATTTTCTGTACTTTGACGACGGCTAAAATCTGATAATCTGCGTTGAACTAAACCATCAACGGTTGCATTTAGCACTTTTGCAGAGTCAGAGTCAGGATTATCAAATGCCTCATTCCCATCAAACATAAAATCTTCTCCAAGATTAAGTTGTTCTTTCATACTCGTAGGGGCATTACCACCACCCTCAAAATAATTTCTCACATGAGTAATTAGTTTAGGGTCTTCTTTCATTGCATCCAATATCGGCATATATGGCTCAAGTTCGGAAAGCTTAGAGTTTAACCTCTTTGCTTCTCTACTCGATGCCGAATATCGGTCTTGTAAGTTGCCTGCATCTGTGTTATTAGATGTTTGACTTACGTTACCGTCTTCAGGGCTCTGAGACACGTTGTTATCAGTATCCATTTCTGAGGTTGACTGAGAAGGCTCGTCATCGTAAACAATTCCGTTTGCGGATTTATCCAGAGCATCGAAAAATGCTTGTGAATCATCCCCAGAATCGTTTGATTTCTCAATATTTAAGACATCTATATCAGGGGACTCAATTTGAGTGTTGCTCTGTTGTATGTCTGGCATGTTAAAAACTCCTTTTTATAAACAGAATTAATTTAACCATCTGTGGGTATTCAATCCAAGATTATTTTTCTGTTTGTTTAACGTCTTCAATGGCTCTTGCCATATCCTTTTTCATGTTCTGGAACTCCCCTTGCATTAGACCTCTTAAGGTCTTTTGCTGGGCTTCCGTATCCACAACATCTTTTCTTATTTCTCCTTCAGCTTGTTGTACTTTCATCTTTATACCTGACTGTACCAACTGACGCTCAAGGGTTTCAATAGTTCCCTCCTTATCTTTTAACGCTTCCTCCATTTGCTGAACTTGTGAAGATAATTGTGAATACAATGACTTTCTTTGAGCCACTTGCTTCTTACCTCTGATGTCAGTTTCAGCTAACATCGCTATATCATCTATCAATCCAGCCTGGAACCATCTGAAATATTCTTCTAATAAAGCCCACCTGTTGACTGGTAATGTAGCCCCTGCTACCATTCTTACGTCAAAGCGAGCTGTTTCGTAATCCATCCATCTACCTATGGCCTCTCCATAATCGTTGTAGATAGGAATATTAATTTCTACTTGTTTTTCTTCAACATTAGTATCTATCTGTCCAGCTTCAGGTTGAACAATTCTAAATACCTTATTTGTTGAATAAGTTTTTTGAGCTATTTCTTTAAAAGATTTACCAACATGCTCTAGGCAAGGCTCCACTATACTATTCATCCATGCTCTAATTCTACGAGTTCCATACTCATCATTAGCTAAAAGACCCCTATATGTCTCAGGTTGAGCTTGTGTATTTCCCATCATTGATGAATAAATACCGCTAATGTATTCTACATCTTGTTTACCTTCTTGCGTAATGGTATAAAAAGCATTATTAATAGCTGCTGGTTGTACAGGTGTAGGAGGTTGAAATCCTTGTCTGTATTTTAACAATGCGCCTGCAGACGAAGAATATTGTTCCCACTCTTCCTCAGGAATAGAACCTTCTTCGTATAGCCATCTTAAATTTGATGCCAAATTAGCATTATGAATCATAATTTGATGAGCTTTATTAATTTCTTGTTGTTTGCCAATTAAAGGAACAACTGCTGACATAGGGTATGGAGTACCTGTGTATGTATATGGAATAGGAATTATTGGATAGTGTTCAAAAGGGAGAACATATTCATATAAAAATGTATCTTCACCACAACTACAAGTTAATTGTATTTGAGTTTTATTGAATGGAGTTGCACTAACAATTCTTTCTTCAATGCTAGGGTTCTCAGACATTATATCATATTCTCGTTTTGATACTACCTTTCTTTCCACCCTCTCTAACTTTGATTGAACCTCAGACTGTACCCGCTGTCTTTGTTCATCAATAGCTTTCTGAGCCTCTTTTTGTGCTTTTTGGGATTCTAGAGCAGCTCTCTCTTCAATAATTTCACCATTAGCTAATGATTGTTGGATAGCGGTTAATTGTTCCTGAAGACTTACCTGAACCTCTTGTTCAAACTCCTTCATTTTAACAGTTAATAATTCACGGGCTTCTTCTTGTTCTTCTTGAGTTGGGACTGCTCTCACCATTAATGCTAGATAAGGGACTTTAATTTTCTTATAGCATTCAAAGAAAGAAATTAAATCCTCATCCTCTCCAGAAGTTTTAAAAGTTCCACCAATATCTTCAGATACAATACTATCTCTGTCTCTAAAATCCGTCTCAGAATAAGAAGAAACACTTACAGAGCCTGTAGCCCTTTCAATTTTTGAGGAATAATCAGGCAGTAATAACTTTAATTGAGCCTTAGATAAAACTTTTCTAACAGTAATAAAACCAGCATCTCTAAATAAAAAGTCTCTAGAAACAGGGTCTACAAATACATCAAATGGGTCTATTCTTTTAAACTCTACTTCTCCTCTACCATTATCAGCATCAGAATTAACATCTATATGAAAATATCCTATCCCTTTGGTAAGAGCGTCTAAAACTATTTGAGAATAAAGAGATTTCCCATTAGACAAATACCAACAGTAATCAGATATCTCAGAATGAACCTGGGCAACATCTGTGTCTGAGCCCTCAGAACCAACAGCCTTCCATCTAGGGTTATTAGAAGTTACAAAATACTTCATAATTTCAACTATTGGAGTGATTCTATTGATAATAAAATCAGGCATTCCTGACTCTCTCAATCCATTTCTTTCCTCTGTCGTCAGTTGCTCATTTAAATAAAAATCATAACCCCGCTGGGCTACAAATTGCCATTTACCTCTTTGAGCTGTATTGGCCTTATTCCAAAGTTGGTAGTTCTCTCCTGCTTTTACTTTATTACTTTTTCTTGCCATTATACTAAATACTTTCTACAGACATCTATAAAATGCTGAGGGTCGCCTTTTCCTTGCTCTGTATTGTAATATCTTTTCCAGTATTTTGCTTGTCCTTCTATAGTATTAGGCATCTTCTTAGGAACTCTCCAATACTTTAAACGACAATGAACAATACCAGCAGCTATATTTCTTTCCAATATTTCTCCCCATGTTGATTCCTCGAAGGTTTGCCAATGTTTAACATCTACATAACTAGCAGCTGCACATTGTTGCATTAAACCAGGTCGATGTTTTAAATAGTGCATTAAATTATCTACACAGGTCGCGGGCTCTACTTGCCAGAAACCTCTAGCTGGGCCGTCACCCAACTGTCGAATATACTCATATCGACTTTCAACAATCCCAGTCGCTACAACAAGTTGAACTGCGTCTTCAGAAGCGAATCTAGTCCCCATCCTTAGACAAGTTTGCTTTACAAGAGATTGTATTTGAGGTATACTAATCAAAATATTTAATATCCTTTCTTCATTGAGTCAATAAGTTTATCTTCTCTCTTTTTAGGCTTTCCTATAGTATTATATTTCTTAGCTCTTTTTTTCATGTACTCTCTAACTTCCGCATTGAAAGTATTAATTTTGAAAATTTCTTCATCAGTATGACCATAAGAAAAATCTTTTAAATAAGATTGATATGCATCTTCAGTTGCTTCCCCCCATTTTGAGTCAGCTCCAGTTGCTCCAATGTCATACCCTAGACTTTTTAAAGTTTTTTGTGAAGATAAAATATCTTTAGGGCTAATTCCATATTTCATAGCCGTTTGACCATGAACTCCTTCATCTCCTAATATAACTGCTTCCCCTATCTTATCATACATTCTAGAGATTCCACCCATTTGAGATAAAGAATGTTCCGATGGAACACCCATTCTTTCAATCCAAGCCCTTCTTTCTTCTGTGGTTTGCGATTTGGTCTGAGTCATGCTACTATCCAGCTTTTTGCTTTCCTTACGGGTTTAAACCACTTTTTCTCTTTATTCTGAGAATAATTAGGTGGAAATGAGTGCAAATTTGCATAATAAAGTGTTTCAATGGTGTCATCGTGAGCCATTCTAGGGCCGAAAGTAAGTATTTCGTTGCTTAAATCAAACATATTCTCTCTTATATGTACTGTTCCCATACTGAATCTACCACTTAAACCACTATAAATTCTGTTTCTTTTGTTAGTACCTCCTGGTTTTTCAGGAATTACAGCAATATCAAAACGATTTATACGTCTTCTTTCATCATTTAATGCCTGGAAAATTGAACGGTTCATAGCCACATCTTCAACCGTAGCAGATGTACAATGATATTTGTTATAAAGTTCTATAATATAATCTACTACACCTTTCTTTTCTATAAGTTCCCCATCTTGTCCCTTTGCCCCTATGGTTGGAATAGAACGGTGTCTCTCATATTCTAGAGCATAAAGATTATTATTAACGTCCACAGCGATTACCATAATAACGCTGAAATCAGAGTCTTTAGTATCAATATCGGTGGCAGGGTCACATCCGATAAACGTATTAACAGGAACTTTTTCCCCATCAATAATTATATAATTAACTCCTTCTTCGTTTTCGTAGTACCCCTCCCAATATTTTATATGTTGTCTTCTCCATACAGAGTCCTCTTCTGATTGAACTTCCATCATATATTCTTGGAAGAACTTCGCAGGTTGTCCTGAATCTCTGTAAAACTTCTTCTTCTCTTCTAACTTGCTAGCTGGAAAGAACGAAGGCCAAAGCACACTCCCATTTGGGAGTATGGCTTTATAGGTGACTACCTTCCATGCGAACTCTTCTTTTTTCTTCTTATTTCGCTCAAAATTAATGATAAGATTATTAATAAAAGAATCATAATGTACGGGAGTCCCATTAACACGAAGCCTACCAGTATGAGGCTCAAGCGCTGGGTATACAACAGCAGTAACAAGATTGGCATTTTTAGCTCTTGCGTCAACTGTGATTGTATTTTGTTCGTGCTCAAAGTCGTCAAGGCAGATAAGGTCATATCTTTTATGAAGTTTTGCACCTCCACGTATTCCCGCGACATTAGATTTTGAAATAAGTTTACAGCCATTTTCTAACTCTATATCTTCCTCTGTCCATTTCCTACCCTTTAAATTGCCAAAGAAATACTTTATTCTTTCATTGTATTCAAAGTGATATTTTATGTAATCCATATTGCCTACTGACAATTTCTGAGTAGCAGACACCCAAGCATAGAAATGCATATCATCTTTAGGACAAAATGCAAAATCTTTAATGATTGAACATTTGGTTAGGACAGTTTTACCATGTCCTCTAGGTAAAATGATAGCAAGTTGCTTTACTTCTTTATCATCAATACAGTCAGCCATTTCATAATGAAACGCTGGGGTTTCAGAACGCATAAAGTCATCTGGTAAGAATAGTTTACCGAATGCTATTAAATCTTTACTCGCTAGGAGTAGTGCTTTTTCGGCTTCGCTTACGTTCTGGCTGTTTATATTTGACATCTATAAATTTCCTAAAACCTGTCATATCTTTTTTATACTCAATATAATCCTCGAATACCCTCTCTAAATCATCTTGTCTTAAACTTGACATTTGAGACCAATTCACCAAACCCTTTATTGAACGCATAAGATGATGTTTTGTGAGAGGCTTTCTATTGGGATGTTTGCTCATCCTTGCCCTCTTTTCTTTTTACGATAATACTTCTTACTTCCTTTTATACCAAACTTTGAACCTCTTCCTTCGCCTTGCCTAGTCTTCTTCCCATTTTTCTTAGGCTTGTACTCATCGTTAATATACATTTAATTTTCCCAACACTTAATCCTTGTATCGGAAAACTCCATAGTAATCCAACCAGTCCTAACAATTGGGTACATCGAATATCGAGCATACTCAGCGTATCGTAAGAAAGAACCTCCTCTTACATACCAACGACGCTTAAGAGCTTCTTCATTACCATCAACCCTAATCGAATCAACAGGCTTAGCGTAGAGCTGGTGATTATGACCAAGTACAAACACATCACCTTCGGAGTAAACAGCTGCCAATTTATCCAATTCGAGGTCGCCATTTTTTGCACCACTTTTACCGTGTCCACTAACAAGAAACCATTCCTTTTCCTTAACTTTAATTCTTGAATACCCTGGATATTGATAGTAAGGTACGTTCAATTCAGCCGCAAGAGTCTTACAAACATCAAAATCTAGTATGTTAAAACTACGGAGAAAATCATGATTACCTCCACGGATAAATAGGCACTTATCTTTAATTGGGGCTACCAATTGGAGGAAGGTAAGGTATTGCTCATCAGGTGGTATCATCTGACCTCTTTGAGAAATTTTATAGTGAGGAGGAATCAATTCTATCAAATCTCCATTGCCAAACCAAACTGCATTTGGGTCTTTAGCTATGGTTCTGACAGCTTCACTAAACTTTTTTAAATCAAACTCATGAGCCCCAACGTGGATATCAGTGAGACAATGAACTCGAATAAGGTTCTTAGAACTGTAAGAGTAAATATCTCCAGGCTTAATGAGTAGATTGTATTCTTTTACTTCGGTGTCTATGGGTACAGAAAAATATTTAAGACAAGAATTACATTTAAACTTCTGAGAAATCTTACCCTTCCTATTTGACTTACCATCCTTTTTGGTGTACATAGAAGTACAATTTGGACAAACCATTATACCTCCTTCCCTGAGCCTAGTATCTTTCTCTCGGCTTTCTCTATTTGCTCAGGAGAAAAACCACTAAACATTCCGACAACTCCCTGTTCTATTTTCTTTACTCCAGTCCCTAGAGTCCCTATCGCCTTACCTAGTTCTTTTAAGGATTGAAGGGCAATATTTTCATCAGCTGATGTCTCAGCTAAGACTTTTAGATTGTTTAAGATGTACTCATGGTTTATCCCTAAAGATTTAGCAATATCCTGTACACCCTTCTCAACTTCTTTCATTACACGCTCCTGTTTTAAAAGGACGACTGCTTTTCTTTTTGCTTTATCTGGGGAATCCTCTTCATAGGCATCCATATAAGCTTTAACTGCACCCATCCCTACGGCTACATTTGTAGCAAATAACTTTTCTTTATTAGTAACGCTCTTTCTTTCTTTTACTCTTTTATTAGGATTAGTGATAGTTCTAGAAAAAGTATATCTATTTGGATGTCTTGTGAAATCAGAATCCATGAAATTCTTAGAATCTATAATAAAAGTACCCACGACAGTCCTAACGTACCCCTTTGCATATTTATAATTTTTTGAATCTTTTGGATGAGAGATGCTATTCACTTTGAGTAATTGAAGGATATTCCCATCGTCACTCCACACCCAATCTCCCTCTTTGCCATCTCTCCAGTCCTCTACTGGGGTGATATCAGGATGGTCTTTATAAAATTCAGAAATGTGTTCATAAACAAAATGTTCCTTTTTTTTAATGGTATTTGACTTCATCCTGCTTGTGGGAATGGGTCTGTATTTCCTAATTGAGCCCAAAGAGAATCAATGAGACCTACGACCTCGATGGGGATATAAAACCTTTTACCATTAATCTCAATTGGGGATAGCTCTTCATCCGCAGACGCTAACCTAGAGAGAACTCGTTCTTGCTCTTCATAAGGCAATTGAGCTAACCACTCTATCGAAATTGAAGACATAGGGCATATAACTGTTTAACTGTTAGCAACTGTTTTCTTTTCTTTCTTTTCTTTCTTTATATTACTTTCTTTCTTTTCTTTCTTTTCTTTTAGTATTTCAGCAGCCATTTCTAGGATAGCTTCATCAAATTCACGGTCTTCTTGCTCAGCCTCACGAGCAGCTACTCCAGTTAAACCTTCTTTGCCAGATAATTGCTTTGATGTTATGTAACCTTCGCTCATGTATCTAATTTAAGGGTATCCCCAGGTTCTTTTCAAGAAAAATTGTAGTATTTTGAAAGGCGCTCTTGTTTTGGGGGTACACCACTTAAAAGTGGTTTTTCGTAAATAGAATTTACGTTAAAACGTAGTTTATGTTTTTTAAAAGTATTTGTATAGATAATTATACAGAAATGGAGATGATTAAATCGCAATAGTCAAGTTTAAAGCATTCGACTACTCAGGTGGTCGTGCTCTTAAGCGGTGGCGTGCTCCCAGAATCATAAGCATGGAGTCCGTGAAGCAAGCGTTAGCCGTAGGCATACAAGCCCTAGCTGTACGTAAGCAAGACAGGTATGCGTGGGAAGAAGAGCAGATAGCTAAAGCTGTATTGCAATTCCTAGAGAACGTTATGATTCAAGCTCATACTGAAATGCCCAGAGATGACGCATTAGCTCTTGAAGCATCTATATCTGATGACCTCAAGGACTTATACAATGACATGGAAGCAATTCAGAACGCACGTGAGTCTTACGGCATGAACCGCAAAATGTCCAAGAAAGCAAAGCTGTTGTCTGGTTAAACAGACAGCAGCAATGCTGCTATATATATATATTCAGTGCATATTCATGTATAAGATGAGCATAAGATGAGTATTTCATAGACATACATTCATCTCTATTATATATATACCTTTTAATAGAACCTGGGCACTAACTTAAATACCAGGAAAAGTTTAAAATCTTAGTACTTTAGTGTGAAGTAAGCACGTAACTGTGCCGCTGTAGCCACACATTGAAGTGCTAAGTGATATTTAAAATCTTAGCTCTTAGAGTCAATGATAAAGAACGTATGATTCATCGGTGTAAGCAAGGCGACACTGCCGAGTGTTGGACTGAGTTTATTGAATTATGCTACTTTAAGAGCTGAGTGATATTTTCGCATCATCTAGAATCCAGGGAAACCCTTCCATTAAGGAGCATCCTGTTGCATCAGTTGAAGCAATTTTGGGCATTCTGTTTCTTCCGCAGTTTGCCCTAAAAAATTTAACATATCCCCGTTCACATGGGGGATTAATAAATGAATAGACGTGTGATTAGCAATGATGGTGTTGTGGTTATGCTCAACCAGCCATAGTTCATAATTGTTGTGAAAGCAAAGTTAATCGCGTTCGTATTTTCGGGTATTGCCCAATGGTGATATCTATTCATGAGGGGATATGAGCACAGCCAGATGGTAAATGGCTGGCGAAAGAGTATTCTAGAAGACTCAGAGCAAAATTTTAAATAACCATGTAAGACCGCTGATTAGGTCATAGTTACCAGCATAAATCATGGGCATTGGTTATTACATTTGTCTTCGGACATACGGCTGCATATAGTCGTTAGATAAACCTAGAAATAGGTATAAAGTGGAAGCATCTCAAAGAGGTGTTATAAGCGATACTATTTATAGTATTAAAGTATGCAAATGAGTTATGTACAAGTCTACGGTTAAGTCTCTCTGAGCGGCTAAGTCTTGTATTTGTGCTTGGGTAAAGTACGATGAGGTAGTGATACCAATAAGAGAACTCATAGTAAATGGCATAAGTGTGCGAGCAGTTGCTGTTTATAGTCGATATATGTTATCTTGTCGAAAGATTAAGATGATAGTTGTCAAGACCATATTTCATGTTTGTCGCAAAACATAAGTATAGGAGGTTGTCGTAGTATACTTGCTTGAAAGAGTGAGGTCTACAATCAACAGCACAACCTTCTCCATACCCTTCTTTACCAATTAAGATTGGCAGGCTATACCTGCTATTCATAATAATAAAGAAAATCAATAGCCTGTTGACGGTTGAGAGCATAGGACACTTTACCTCTGAAACAATGAGGTGCATTTGGGCTCGAAAGGCTCGGTGTTCATGGTGAAAGCTCAGGTTGGCTTTATAAGTCATTAGGCGGTCGGCAGACCTGCACTGCAGTTATTAACTGTGTATACAACTTAACCGTTACGAGTGATGAGCGTTACTCATTGTGTCTGATAGGATACTAGTCGCAAGATTAGTGGACAAAAGAGGGAAACAATACTCCTCTCAAAGACTTATCGCATCAACCTGTAGTCTCAGGGTGATATTTAGAGCAATTAAGGATGATATGAGAAGTACAAGGGTGTAAGTGTGAGCAAACCGTCTTTACATACCCATAAGCAATCAGTTCTAACTCATAGAACTAATGAACGAAGTTAGACTACCTTTATTTAGCGTGAATAAAGTAAAAAGGTCACCTGCGTCTTGGAGACGACAAGCTATACGGTATAGCTCGGAGGCATGAGTATGTACAAAGCCAATGAACAAAGCACCATTTTTTAACTAATAAGAGGGTATTAACTATGACTAAAAGAGTAAAAGTTAAATTAAATATAAAACCACAAGCAATTATATGTGATGTAGATGGTACAGTTGCTTTAATGCACGGTAACAGAACACCGTTTGAATGGGATAAAGTTTGGAGTGATAAGCCTAATGATTGGGTAATAGATTTAATAGAATCATATTGTTTGATACAAAAATCTTATAATAAAGATTCTAATCTAATATTTTTATCAGGAAGATGTGATGTATGTTTTGATGATACTAAAGAGTGGCTTGAAAAGTATTTTCATATTCCATTTGAATTATATATGAGACCAAAGGCTCAAGAATTTGAGAAAGATGCTAAGATAAAGCATGAGATATATATTAATGAAATTAAACCTAACTATGATGTACGGTTTGTAATTGATGATAGAAAACAAGTGGTAGATATGTGGAGAAACGTAGCAGGTTTACCAGTAGCTCAAGTAGCAGAAGGGAATTTCTAATGAGTAAAAAGAAAGAAATAATTATTAGTAGTGGTAAAAAGATGCAAATGGTAGTTATTCAAACACCTATTGCTGGGATAAAGAATAGAAAAGGTGAACAGGCAATAGATTCAATCACTAAACACAGAAAAAAATAATTATGGATAAAAGTGATAGAACAACTATGATAGATGCCCTTCATTCTGTTGGCATTTATAAACAATTGCTTGATAGTTTAAATGATGATAAAATACAATCATTGTTTAGTTTAATTGGATGGGCAGCTTCCTCCTCTTTTACTGATGATATCAAGGATGAAGAGTGTGAACACACTGGCAATAAGGAAGTTGCTGAAGAGTACTATGGAAGAGAAGAGAGCCAATTCACCACTTATTATATCTGTGAAGATTGTGGAGAAGAAGTGGCTGGTGAAGAATGACTGTTAAAAAATGTCGAAGTCAAAGACAGGTAAAAGCTGAAGTCATATTAAATGCATGGAAGAACTATTGTAGAACTTCATGGATTTATAGATTTCTAGAAAGGCTAGGTTTAAGATAATGAAAATTAAAAAGACCAAAGACTATGATAAATTTGTATTTATCAAAATTAATCGAGATATTATGACTACTCATGTTAACAATTTAAATAAATCATTTAATATTGTTGGTGAAAGGTTAGATATGTACCCGATTATTGTGAAGCCACTTAAAAAGAAGTATGCGAGTGGAGCATATCCAAATGGAAAGCACGAAATATGGGACGGACAGCATAGATTTGTTACTGCTAGAAATAAGGATAGTTTTATATATTATATGATTGATGAAGAAGATGTATTGCAGCCCGAACATTTAGCATATCTTCAAACATCTAAATCATGGAACTTAGATAATTATCTAAATAAATATTGTTCTTTAGCCAATACAATAGGCAAAGGAACTTATGATGATTATAAGATTTATGATGGGTTTAAAAGGAAGAGTGGATGGAGTCACAACTGTGTTATTGCTTTATTAGTTAGTAACACTAAAGGCGCTGTGGCATCATTTAAAGAAGGTCATTTCAAAATTGAAAGAAGCATTTCCGATGCTAATAACATTATTGAAATGATTAGTGACTTTGGAAGTCATTTTAAGTATTATAAGGCACGAAGCTTTGTGCTTGCTATGCTTAGAATCATCACTAGGGTAGAAAATTATAACCATAAAAGAATGATGGCTAAGATGGAATACTTGAGTGAGAAATTAGTTAAATGCCCTGATGCAACAACGTATGTCTTGCTTTTAGAGAAATTGTATAACTTTAACTCTACTGGTGATTTCATACGTTTCATCTAGGTGATGCGAAAGGACAGGGTTGCCGTCGGGGTGACCCTGTTCTAACTTTAATTAATAAGGAGGAATATTATGGCAAAAGCCGTAAAAGTATCAAGAGATGATTTTGAATCTTATCTAGATGTTCAAAATTATGGAGCATGGAATATGTTGTCTAGTGAAGCACGAGCTGCCACTGGATTAGAAGAAGAGATATATTCAAAGATAATAAAAAATTATAGTGGATTATCTAAAAAATATAACGATGAAAAGGAGAAAGACCAATGGGTTTTGACGTTTACGGATTAAATCCGCAAGAACATAGTAGTTTGAGTGAAGATGCTATAAAGTTTCAAGATAAAGACGGTTGGGCAATGTTTGATAAGATGGATGATAAAGACAAAGAAGCTTATTTCAATGCTCAAGATAAATACCGAGAAGAAAATCCTGGTTATTATTTTCGTAATAACGTATGGTGGTGGAGACCTCTATGGGAATTTGTATGTACTAGTTGTGATGATTTCTTAACACATAAAGATATGGATAAAGGTGGATATAACGATGGTAAGAAAATATCTAAGACTAAATCACTTAAGATTTCTAAGAGATTATCTAAATTAATCGCAGATGGCACTGTTGATATGCTTGAAAGAAGAAGTACACTGGCAATTGAAAAAGCAAAAGCTCATAATAAAGAGGTTAGAAAAGAAATGGATAGAATAAGTGATGAATGTAAAGAAAAGCATGGAAAAGATTTAGTTCCTGCTAATTATCCTGAGCCTTATAAATCTCAGTGGGACGATGCATACTCAAAAGAAGATTGGACATCAAGTTATCCATTTTACGCAGATAATGTTAAATTATTTGCTACGTTCTGTCAAGAAAGTGGAGGTTTTGAAATATGTTAAAGCTAAGAGAAATACATACTCAAAAAGATAACGTATTAAAGCATTTAAGGAGTGGAAGAGAAATTAACTCTTTAGATGCCTTAGAACAATATGGTTGCTTCAGATTAGCTGCTATCATATGGAATTTAAGGGATGAGGGTCATAAAATTGTTACTAAGCCAGTAATAAATAAATACGGCAAATCGTTTGCATCCTACAAATTAAATGACGATTTAGTACCGTCTCAAAAGTAGTGCTAGAGAAGTTGGGGTAGATAGATAAATATTGTTAAATTAATACAATAATATGTCATGCCAAATTCTACCCTTGACTTCTATCTTCGTATATTATTAAATTTAGAAGGGTTAAATAAGGTAAGCAAATGATAAATGTAGAACAAATATATCATGACTATTTACTGTCCGAATCTAAAAATCATATTAAAAAATATAAAGATTATAAGGGTTGGTACAGTGCTTCCTCAGCTGGTTCATGCTTCATAAAACAGCATTTAAAATCTAAAGGAACAGATGAAAAACCTATGGATGAGCGCACAATGAGGGTGCTTAGACTGGGAACAATTGTTCATTCAGATATTGAAAAAGCGTTAGCTGAGGGAAGTAAAAATATTGATAAAAGTCAAGTAAAGTTGTACTCAGAAAAGAGAATTACTTTACCTGATGTGAATGTAGTCGGTCATCTTGACATAGGTGTACATCTTTTAATAGAAGATAAACTTTTTGTGTATGATTTAAAGACTGCTCATTCATTTAAATGGAAAAAAGTGTTTGGAAGAAATATAGACCCAAAACCATCTGTTAATTATCAATTGCAGTTGGGTACTTATGGCATGGGCTTGGGAAGAGAGCTTGAATGTGAAGACGTAGAATTAGGTCTTCTTTGGTATAAAAAGGATGATTCTCGTATGAAATTACAAACCATAGATAGTATGTGGTTAGATAATGCCTATGAGTATTGGGTAGAATTAAATGAAACATTATCAGATTCCGTTCCTAGTCCAGGAAGCACCAATGCTCCTGTATACAATTGGGAATGTAATTATTGTCCATATAAAGGGACAGCATGTGAGGGTGTATGACAGCGGCTGAATTAATGGGGTATCTTATGCATTTTGAACCAGATTCAATTGTTGATATATCCTCAGATGAAGAAGGTAATAGCTATGGAGATATTGCTCCTAGTTTTGCAGAAGGGCAGTTATTGGATGGAAGAAAGGTTTATACCCTATATCCACTTAACTGTCAAGAACCTTTAGAAAGATATTTAATAGATAAACCAAAGGAGGAAAAGAGTGAGTAATATAAAAGAGATTGATGTCATATTTAGTGAACTTAATTCTTTAAATGTAAATAATTTCACACAAAAGAAAGGTCAATTTACTTATTTAAGTTGGGCCTGGGCAGTTAGGGAATTATTACAAGTAGACCCACAGGCAACTTGGGAAGTTCATGAATGGGGGATAGAAGGAAGTAAACAACCATATATGCAGACAGAAGCAGGTTGCTTTGTACAGGTCACAGTATGGTCAGGTGGAATTGCTAGAACGCAGGTTCATCCTGTTCTTGATAATAGAAATAAGACAATTGAAAAGCCAAATGCTTTTGAAATAAATACTTCTATTCAAAGATGTTTAGCAAAAGCAATAGCACTGCACGGATTGGGATTATATATTTATGCAGGTGAAGACTTGCCGCATGAAGACCCAATTTCTAGAGCAGAAGAAGATGAATTAATTTCAGTAGCTGCTGCTATTTCTGAAGAAATGGAAGAACAGGTATCTACTTCTTTAACTGATGGTAGTGTAAATAGAGCTAACTACAAAGGTTCACTATCAAAGTTAAAAAGAATGTTGAAAGAAGGCAAGTCATGAAAAATCTAAAGATAGATAGTGACGCTTGGGATGATGCTCTTTTTAAGAGGGGTGTTGTCTATACCGTGGGTACTAATGATGGTGCTCACTTTAAACAAGTAGAGTTCATTGGAACTAAGTTATATCATGGAAAATCTATGATGGTATTTAAGACTAATGATGAAAGACGATTAACTGTCAATCCCAGCTATCAATCATTTGTAATAGAAGACCCATATAAATCTGATTTTATAACAGGGGATTTTGATACAGATGCTTTACTTGAAGTTGAGATTGCAAACCAAGAAGGAGTTAACCATTAATGGGTAAACTAACTGTAAAAGAAGCCGAAGAGCTAAAAGAGAAAGGTATCTTATCTAAAAGAGCTGTTGCAGAAATGCAAAAGTCAGGATTAGTAGGTACTCGTAAAAGAGGTGTAAGAAAATATATGAAAACTGCTAATGGCAATTGGGTATGTCCCCAGTTATATTTTCAAGGATTGAATAATAGTGAATATAGTAAACGAATGGTTGAGTTTAGAGATGAGTTTAATACTTTGTTAAACAAGTATACGACTGAACGCTCAACAATTAAACAATAAATAAGGAGAAAAAGTGAAAAGTCTAGAAAACACAACAGTCAGTAAATCTGATTCTGCTAGATTACCTATCGTTCCTGGAACATACCCTGCTCATGTGAGCGAGTTTGCTTCTATGGAATATAATGATAGTATAGTTTTCAATTTAACCTACGTTATAGCAACTGAAGCCAGTACATTAGAAATAAATAAAATGTTTCTTGATGATGGTCAATTAGTTAAAACGACAGATGCTGAAGGCGCAGATGTTATGATAAGTGCATCATATATGTCTGGAAAGCCTTTTAAGGGCGGTGGAGTTTGGTTAACACCAAGTCCTGGCCAAGGTGAAGGTTGGAAGAATAAAAAGTACCAACAACATTGTGAAAATATGGGAATTGTATTTGATACAAACGATGACGGTGAAACCATTCTTGGAGAAATAGAAGAGAATGATGTAGTTGGAAAACCTGTTCTTATTAAATTAGGACAAGAGGAGTATACCAAAGATGGGCAAACAAAGACTGCATGGAAAGTCTTTACTGTCTATCCGTGGAAAGAAGGAAGTATTATGTCAGCTGAAGAAATGAAATCTGACGTACCTTTCTAAATTAGAGTAAGGGTAGGTATTGCCAGTATATCCCATCAAGGTATACCAAAACAATAACTCAATTAGATGGCGATATATGCTATGGCTCTACCCTTATTTTGCTTAAATTAAGTCGAGCGGTTTGCTTAAATCACACCTCGGATTAGCTTACCCCTTCCACATACCCTCCTCAAAAGTGAGCCGCTCAAATTTTAACTTAGGGGATTATTGAGTGTACCGAGTGTTCTTCAGGCTGATAAACTTGGTTGGCAAAGACTTAATAATCCCTTAAATTCTGTCTAAAGGAGATTATATGCAGAATGAAGAAACAATTGATAGATTAAATAACCCACCATTTATTAAAAATAATAAACCTATAGACTTAAGCGATATGCCTGAGGATATGGATTTAGAGTTAGTAAAAGTCGCAATATTCGGTATAGTAGAATCTGTGTTAATATCTTATCAAGATAAAGACATACATAAAAATACTGTACGCCATAATATTGCTAATGAGATTTGGAAACTGATAGTTAATGAAGGTTTTTCTAAAGATATATTAAAAAGTGAACCAACAACTGCTGATGAACATAATGAAAAGTGGTTAAAAGAAGAAAAGGAGAAAGAAATTGGATGAAGTAGTGATAACAATAAAGACGAGTGAGTCTGAACTTGAATGTTTAATATGGGCTCTTAGCGCTATAAAAACAATAAGATTACCAATTGAACCTACTTGGAAGAAACCGTATAAATCTCTATTAAAAGATTTAGAAAATATAAAAAGCGGGGTAATTGAAGCTAAAAGGGACAAAATTAATGACCAAAAAGAAGAAAAACAAAGAGGTGTCATCTGTAAGTCGCCAACAAACGAATGCGATTAATAGATTAGTTAAAAAAGCTTTAAAGAATGGCTTTAAGGCTATCCCAGTTCATAATCATATGTATTTAAAAGATGTAAAGGAAGGTGAATACTTTGATACAGGAAGATTGAAAGGTATAAAAATTGAAAGTGGAAACATGGGAACAAAGGTTATTGTTCTTGATGTTAAGGTAGAGGAAGAAGATGTTAATTATTATTTAGGCAAGCAACTGCTGGCAAATAAAACGGAGGTGTTAAAATGAATATACTTTTAGATATAGCACAAGTATGGTTTCTTGTTCTTATATGGAAAAAATTAGAAGAACTTTTAAAGGAAGCAAGAGAGGAATATTAATGAGTATGAATATAGAATTTGATTTAACTGAATGTAATCTTAAATATCACGGAGAAGTTATAATCGATAATAAAGAATATTCTTTTGAGGCATCATGGAATGATGTTAATGAAGAAGTTATTGCTATTTACTGGCCTTGGGCTAAGCCTAAGCGATTAATGAAAGCAGAAAAAAGAATCGTACAATTAATTTCTAAAGTTATAAAGGAAGATGCAAAGTTTATAATTGTTTAAAGGAGAAATATTATGGGACAGATGTCTTGGTTAGCGCATTTAGTAGATACGCAAGATGAGAAGGGCTTAATAGAGTTTTTAGCAGGAAAAGGATTTAAGAAACCTAAGTATGCTGCTAAAGAATTTTTAAAGGCTGCTGATGAAATTAAGGAAGATGAAAAGAAAAAAGAAAAAAATGGATAAATGTCCAGCGTGTGGTTTTAAATATAATAGATATCCAAAGGCAACACAAATAAGAGACTTATTATTCCAAAGAGATAAAGAAACAAAAAAAACATTAAAGAAAGTTATTGGATTAATAAGGGAAAATATCCCCTCAGAGGACACAGATGATAAAACCCACAAGTTC